TTACTCGTGGATCTTTTTTTCTTGGGGCGTCATTGGGGCAAAAAGGCCTTTTGATTGCATCTGCTCCCAGATCCTGACCGCCTCTGATTTGCTCGCCGAGGCGATCCACTTTCCGTAGACGGATTGTAACATTTCAAGGTCAGCGTGACCCATTTGCGCTGCAATATACGCGAGATTTCCATGCGACGTCAGGTTCCAACTAGCAAACGTATGCCTAAGTTGATAGAAGCGCCGGTATCTTACCCCGGCTCTCCTCATGATGTTGCTCCAGGCATGAGACACCCCGGCGGCGGTGAAGAACTCCTTGGCGTGTGGAACATGGGGGCCCGTCACCTTAGGCGTGAATACCGGCCTGATGCTCTGGCGCTCGATGCGACCATTCATGTCCACATCTACCGATGCCACATCACGCATGAACGACAATGTCATCTGTGATCTGAGAGCTGCGATCACGGGTGGCTGCAGATCAACCTCCCGGGGCTCGTTGGTCTTGGGCAGTTTGAAATAGTCCGATTCGTTACTGATGTTCCTGCTGATGACCATGACCCCTTTTTCGAGGTCGATGTCCTCCCAGGCCAGCGCCCTCAGCTCGCCTGTTCTGAGGCCAGTATAGATGGCAAGGGTGATCATGTTTCGCTGCTGCTCGTGGGAGCAGGCTTCCAGCAGCCGGGTGTATTCATCAAATTCGAAAGGGTCTGCCGGTGAGGTTTTTCTGGTGGTGACGGGCCTCACTCCTCCCGTGAGTCTTGCTGCATCCGCAAGAAGGTTGTTCTTCTCGCACCAGCGAAGCAACTGCCTGAATCGCCCAAGGTAGGTGACGATGGAGTTGGGTTTGAGTGAGATGTGCAACTCATTGCGGATCAGCTCAATGTCCTTGGGCATCAGCGTTGAGACCTGTCGGTCCTTACCCAGGACATTGATGCACGCCTCAATGGCGAACGGGTAGCCATGACGAGAGGTAGGCTTCAGCATGGGTTTGTGCAGCCGCCAGAAATCCTGATAGGCCTCCCAAATGGTGACGTTTCTCCGGCTTCCTCCAAATCGAGTCAGTGCAGGGCTGTCAGGGAAATGATGTGCGTAACTGAAGGTGCCGATCGCAATCTCATGCTTGATGGTTGCCAGCTTGTTGGTGGCAAACTTCACGTTCGCCTTGGTGATGGGGAGGTCGAGGACCTCCCGGCAGCGTGCCCGTTTATAGGTGAAGGTGATGCGCAGCTTTTTGCCATGAACCTCCAATCCAGTGACTCCAGCCACTAGATCATCATGCTTGACTCGACCCACTTGTCATACTCCGCAACGTTGTAACGAATCTGGTTGTCCGGGGCTCGGCACCATACCCGCCCTTCCGGCCATTCTCCTTTCAAGCGCCGTCCTTCGGCGGCTTTTTCTGTCATGCCTGTCAGTTCGGCGAATAGCTTCGGCCTCACCCACCTGGCACATGGGTAGACGAATTGCTGCATCTGTTGGTCCTCATTAGTCTGGTTATTTCATCCCGGCCCGCTCGGTTGTAGAGGAAGCATTCCACCTGCTTCCTGCTGCTGACCGCCTGGTCAAGGCGGTACTCCCCGAACGCCGGGCGTTTGAGTTGGTGCTGGTTGGCCAGCCGGCCAATGGCCTGGGCACTTACCCCCAGCTCCTTGCCCAGCTCGGTGGCGCTCCAGAGCTGGCCAGCAACCCGGGGCGCTTCGATAGGCAGATCGAAGTGCGCCAGGATGCGGCCAATCTCGGCGAGCTTGGCTGAACGGGAAAGGGTGGGGGATCGCACGGTGCTGACCAGGTCGTTGAGTAGCTGGCTGTCCTGGTCGATGGTCAGTTGAAGTTGTTGCATGGCGTGGCCCTCCTGTTCCAGAGGATGGGGCGCCGATTGAGTTGAAGGAAGGGCCGTTATTGGAACTCAACGCTGAACGAATCAGCATCGAGCGATTCACCACACAGAGGATTATCTCCGGACATACCTCCCCTGGCATGAAGCTCGAACTCAAGCCACTCCTGGACCAGCTCATCTGACACTTCGTCAGGAACTGATGTGGTGAATGTCACCTGGATTTCACGCATTTCCATTCCCCATCAACGTCGCCGCCACGATGGCGGCCAGCACATTGAGCGCCAGGATCGCGATCCCGGCCGCCTTTTGTTTGGTCATGCAGCCTCCTCGTGTGGGATTGAGGTGAGGATCACCGGCTTGCCGAGCTTGATGGCCAGAGCGTGCTCTGCGCGTGCCCCTGCGCTGCGCTCCCAGCCAGGCAACATGACCAACTGATCGGCCATCTTGACCATCTCGATGCAGATGGCCATGTACTCGTGTTGCTCCAGCCCATTCGGCAGGATCACTGGGTTGAGCGCGATATGCCCGAGGACATTCAGGCGCTCGGCCTCCAGGTTGAAGGCGTCGCGGTTGAAGTTAGGCAGGCCTGACATGGGCCCGGCTATGTAAATTTTCGCCATGGTCAGCCCCCTAGGTCAGCAAGGGAGAACACGATGCCACGGCAGTAAGGGCCGCTGTCTTCGACCACTTCGAAGGTCTCGTGCGGGATCTCGGTGCTGTAGGTCCAGCTGTAATCTCCTTTCTTGGCCCATAGAGCCTCGATAGTCTTTGCCTTGCCCTTGCGGTAGTAGTAGCTGGCGCGCTCTTCGTCGGTGTCCAGATTGTCGGCGTCTTCCGGCAGCAGGCCTTCGGTATCCACGAGGGCGGTGCCGCCATCCCAGACGCCGAACTCATCGTTGATCGCGCCTGCGAACTCCATCAGGTCGTCGCTGGCGCCGTAGACGATGACCAGTCCGGCGTCCTTAGCCTGAGCCTCCAGTTCTTTGCTGATGCGAAGCGGGTAGCTTGCTCCATTCAAACGACCTGCCAGGTCCTGCACTTGCATTTCGATACTCATGGTTGGTCCTCAATGAAAAGCCCCGGGCTTGCCGGGGCTCTGGTTATGCCCGCCAGCCGCGGTACCCGATAAAGCCCGGTGCCAGCACCTGCCGGAGGGGCAGGACGGGGAGGTGGGCTATCAGGGTCTTGAGCTGGGGGTTATCGGGTTGGCTGTCGATGGTGACCCGGGCGCCGGGGTTGATGCGGATGTATCTGGCGCGGGTCTCTTCGGCTTCGGTGCGGGTCAGTCCGGGCTGGATGATGGGCTCTCGATAGCGCACGGCTCACCTCCTGATGGTATTGGTGCGGCAGGCAGTACCAGGGCCTCGGCCAGCAGGACGTATTCCCCCTCGTCGTCTTGCTCCATTTCGGCGCCGCAGTCCTGACCGAAGGAATCGCAGTGCCCGCCCAGGGTGTAGCGCTGGAGGGATGCAATGTCCGACATCAGCACCAGCGCGTCAGCCGGGTTCTGCTCCTGCATCATGGCGATCAGTTCTCCACGATCTCCCGTCAGGGCTGCCGCGATATGGGCGGCAAAGATCTTGTGCCCCTCGGAAATCTGCTGGCTCGGCGCGAACTCAATAGCATGCTCCACATAGGGGAGTGCGAGCTGGAGTGTGTCCAGCGCCCCCTTGAGTCGGCTCTGCACCTGGTCGTGCTGGACCTGCAGCTCGCGGTAGTCCTGCTCGGTTGGGGCTGGCGTGGCATCTGTCCACTCGGTGTCTGGACGATCTTGTCGCTTACCGACAAGTCGCCGCCCACCTACCGGGCCAAACACCCCCTCTTCTGGGTAGTCAGCAAGATGCACATACACGCCCGCCGGCATGTCATCACCGTCGGTTGACTTGAAGGCGCGACGATAGAACAGAACAATTTCCGTCTCCAGCTGTTCGGGGTCCGTATCTCTGTCTGGGCTGCAGAAGTCGGCCAGCTCCACCAGATCTGCCGCGCTCATGGTTATGCCTGATTGATCAGGCTGATTTCCAGCCAGCAGTGCGTCGATGCGCTCCAGCAGTAATGCAGCTTCCGCTCCGCAGCCTTCGTCATGCTCAAAGCGACCCCAGCGACGGACCTGATCAACATTGGTTCTGGCCTCGCGCAGCAGGTCGATGAGCAGGTTGCAGCGGTCGGCCATGTCCACCATGCCATCAGCCAGGGCCTGCTCGCGCTTGTGGTGATTCGCCAGCAGCTCAAGCCGCGACTTGAGTGGGTGGTCAGTCAGCACAGAGCCGGTGGAGATTGCTCGCTCTATTGCCACGCCGGTGCGGTTGCTCTTATCTAGTAGATCTTGCATGCGTCGCTGCAGTTTCTCCACATCAGAAAACAGCACATAGCGCCCGGTGCTGTGGGCCTCCATGCAATCCCCAAACGCTCCGCGCTTGTCACTCAACGTGCAGTCGTATCGCTTCACGATTTCTCTCCTTCCGCAAATTCGAGGGCGGCGGCCACCTCCGGTAGCAGCTCGTCCCAGGTGGCAATGGCGCCGTTCTGGTGCCAACCGGCCACGCCCTGGCTGTTGTTCATCACGCCCTGTACGCCATTCAGCGCCTCAAGCAGCACATCCCGCTGCTTGGTCATGGCGGCCAGCCTCTGCGCCGGGGTGAGCCCTTCGGTGCGCTGGACGGTGAGGGTTATGTGCCCTGTCTCAGGGTGGAACAGGCCGAACTCCATGTAGTTTTCTGCCCTATTCGCCTTCATCTTGCCGGCAAACCCTGCGGCCATAAGCTGCAACGACACATCGGACAGCCTGAGCTCACCGCTGTTGGCGTTCTCGATTTCGTGCTGGTACACCTGCTTGCCAATGAAGTCTGCAAATGTGCCCGCCTCTATGGCCTCTGTGTCGAACTCATGAAGCAGGTTCCAGCAGGCGACAATGCGGCGGGCGTTGGCCTTGCCTTCGCCGTCTGGAAAGCCGTTCTCATCCCGCGGCCAGACTTCGCAGACTCCGGTGCCATCGGCAGAGCCGACCGACTGGCCGTTACGAAAAAGGGCCAGCAGGCCCTTGGTGTGTTCGCTCATGCCGCCTTCTCCTGTCGCAGACTCTGCTCCGCAGCGTTGAATTCGCTACCCAAGATCTCTGTCATCATCGGTCCGACCTTGGCGCCGGTGCGTAGGTAAATGGCGCCGTCATGGGCAAACATGGTGAAGCCGCCACCAAACAGCAGCTCACCCCAGTTCAGGCCCATGGACTCGTAAAGCGGATTGGCCTCCACTGACTCAGGAAACATCTCCCAGTAGCGATCCTGCAGCTCCTTTTGCTCCTTGGTCTTTCCCTTCACCTTCCCCCGGCGTGGCGCTGACAGGTAGTTCTGGTCTGGCTTTGTCCAGAGGTCTTTATCTTCCCGCTGGTAATAGTTGTTCAGCACCAGATGGGCGCACTTGAACCGGTTTACGTCGCTGCAGAACTTCGGCTTGCCATCAAACTCTTTGCCCAGTGCGTTTGCCTTCTCGATCAAGGCATCCTTTGCAGCTTCAAAGGTGGCGTGAGCGGCCAGCACGCCGGCGTCAGTGGTTTTGTAGAAGCTGGTCATAGTGGCGCTTCCTCGCCGCCCAGGGCGGTAAACAGGGCCGGGATGAATTGTGAGAGCTCGCCGGTAACCAGGGCGAAGTCGGCGTCCAGGCGGGCGGCCGGATCTTCGCTGGTCACATCGTCGTTCTGCTCGCGCATGTCCTCGCTGAACTTGAGACGCTTGATGGAGAGGTCATCTCCCAGCACGAAGCTGAGGCGTTCACCCCAGTTCAGGGCCAGCTTGGTGACCAGCTTGTCGTTGGCGAGATGGTTTTTCACCTCGTCGGTCATCAGGTCCTGCTGCTTGAAGCGGGCGATCCCGCCGTGCTCCATGGCGCTGCGCAGTTCGGATTCATCCTCAAGCGTGAAGGCGGCGGGCAGGCTGCCCTTCTGAAGCCACTCGGTCATGGTGATCTCGGGAGGGTTCTTGAGCGCCACCGGCACCACCGGCAGGCTTCCGATGGACTTGCGAAGCAGGGCCAGCACGTCGTCAGCCTTTTTAGCCGATGAGGCATCGACCATCAGCAGGCCATCAGCCGGGTTGATCCAGGCGAAGGTGTTGGCGGTGCGGCTGAATGCACGGGACAGCAGGGTTTGCAGCAGCTCCTCTTTCAGGGCCTCCTTCTCTTTCTTCTTGAGGGCGCGGCCCTGCTCGTACTCGATGGCCTCCACCTTCTCTGCCAGCGCTTCCTTGACGACGGAGGGCGGCAGGATCTTGTCCTCCTTGCGGGCACAGATGAGGATCTGGCCGGCGGCGGCATGGGTCAGGGTGCTGCCGAACTTGCCGAGGGGGCGGGTCCAGCCGAAGCGGGAAATATCCTGGCTGCCGCAGGGGGTGAAGGCGCAAGCCTCCAGTTGGGTTTCCAGCTGTTCGGCGGTCAACTCGAACGGGCGGGTGAAGCGGTAAACTTGAAGGTTTTTAAACCACATGGTCTGGGTCCTGTTGTTGGTTAGTTGCGGGTTTTCTTGGCCTGCAGGTCGTGGATCTTCTTGGCTGCGGCCTCGGCGGTTTGCCGGTCACAGGTTGCGCCGCCTGGCAGGATGAACTTGCCGGGCTGCTTGGGATCGGGCATGACGACGCCCAACCCGATGACTACTGCGCCGCAGTAGGGGTTTTCCGTGGCTTTCATGGGGGTCCTCGACTTATCCACCGTTTCTGTGTGGCGGGCGGTGGATTGGTTGGGGCTATCAGGCCGCGCGCTTAGAGCCAATGCCGCGCACAAAGGGGATGCGAGGGGATGCACCCACCTTCATGGTGGGGAAGGCAATCAGGGCGCAACCGAAGTTGGCTCCGCTCTTTCTGGTCGCGCCATCGCGCTCGTAGAACTGATAACGGCCATCCGGCTCGTAGATGATCACATCCTCGGCCAGCAAGCGGCGCCACCACGTCGTCAGCGGCTCGTATGGCAGCAGCATCATCCCGGGCCTGCCATTGGCTTGCTGCTGGCGGGCCTGGGTGATGAACTCAGGTTTCAGGTCGAACGGCGGGTTTAACCACCAGTGCTCTGGCCAGTCAAGGTTGAGGCTGTCGATGCCGATACAGACCGTGCCAGCCTGCTCGGCCTCACGAATCTGGGCTCGTACATCTTCCCGGGTGCGGTAGTCCAGCAACTTATCAAGCAGCAGGTGGCTGGTGAAGTAGCGGCTGCACTTGGCAGTGAGTGGTTCGGCGGCAACATCGCACTCGAAACGCCGACCATAGAGTGCTTGGGCATCTGCGAAGCACTCCCATGTTGTGGCCCAAAAGTTCTTGTCGCTGGCCGGTGTGCCGCTATCAATCAGGATCGCCATCAGCGCACCTCCTTGGGGTCGATGCCAAGTTGGCTGGCCAGCTGGCGGCGCTCTATCTCGTCGCGTTTTCTCTGGCGTTGTTGGAGTAGCGGTTTCGTCTTGCGGTCTTGCACCATGCCGCGGTGGCGGTAGAGGCTCATGCCGCCTCCTTGTGCTGTTCAGCCTGCTGGTTGGCTGCGAACTGCTCTTCCCACAGCTTCACCTTGAGCTCGCAGGCGTAGACGATCTGGCCGACCAGCTTCTCGCCGATCCCCTTCACCTTATCCAGCTTGTTCCCCTGGTGGCTCATCACCTTGTAGAGGGTGTCGATCCCGGCCTCCTCCAGCGGCTTGATGGTGCGTGGTGGCAGGCCGCATTCATGGATGCTGACCGTCTTGGCCCATTCGGTGCGGGGCTGCAGGTGGGGGTGACTCTGCTCCAGTGCCTCCTGCATGAAGGCGAAGATGTCCTGGGTCATGTCGTCCGGGGCGCCGGCACCATAGGGCGTCGGGTAGATGGGGTTCATCCACTGGCTCAGCATGACCGAGCATCCGGAGCCATCGGACTTCATGGCGTGCAGCTTCCAGTTGAGGTCATTGATGAGGTAGGGGAGGTTGGATTTCAGGCCGTGATCCACCAGGTAGACGTTCCAGAGCATGCCATCCTCACCCTTGTAGGTGTTGGCGAGGTGTTTGTGCCAGACCAGCTTGGCGGCGCGGGCGCTTTCCAGCTCCATGATGACGGTGTGGCGGCGCTCCAGCTCACGATCCTGCTCGTTGATGGCGCCCAGCAGTTCCTGGGCGCGACGCTCCAGCTTCAACACTTCAGCGCGGTAGGCTGCCTCGTTGCTCTTGTGCTTGGCGATGGCGGTGCGTTGCTCCTCCAGCAGCTCGTTCTTCTCCTTGATGCGGCGTTTCATGCCTGCCGGATCCATGGCGTTGAGGTCGGCCAGTTGGCGCTCGAGCTGGCGGGCGCTGTATTGCAGGGCGCTGTATTTGGTCTGGACGTCGTTCAGGGCGCGCTGGGCCTTATAGAGCTCGTCGGCCTTGGCTTCCAACCCGGTGGCGCCTTCTTGTCGTGCGGTAGTAATGCGCTGCTCGGCTTCGGCAACCTGCTGGCGCAGCTCGCTGACCAGGGCCGCCTGGGTGAGCAGTTCGCCATCCCGGCCTTCCAGCTCGCCGATCAGGGTGTTGAACTCGTCGATGTGGGCGTTGGCGGCCTCGCTGATCATGGTCAGGTTGGCAGTGAGCAGGCTTTCGAAGCTGCCGATGGCGGCCTTGGCCGGGCCGTCCGGCATCAGCAGGATGTTGCGGATCTGGCTGGTGAGAGTGTTCATGGCAAGGCTGGTTGCCTCACTGGGGTTCAGTTCGGTGGTCATGACTCGGGGTCCTGTTGGGAAAGCGAAAGCCCCGTTGGTGGCGGGGCGGGGGATCAGTAGTTGATGGTCAGGTGGTCGATCTTGTTGCTGGCGATGTACTTTACGAGATTCACTGCGACATCCTCAGCGAGACCCAACCCCATCAAGTCCATCACGATGGAGCTGTTGATCCGGCCCCGGTGCTCACGGTCGGCCAGGCGGCGGGCGATCTCTTCATCCTTGAGGCGCTGTTCGTCGGCGATGCGCTGACGCTCCTGCTCTGCTGCTCGGGCTGCGACAGCCTCGGCATGAAGCGCTGCATTGCGCTCTGCCTCCTGACGGCGCAGCTCTGCCTGCTCTGCTTCAGCAATGCGGCGGGCTTCTGCCTGCTGGCGGGCCAGCTCGGCGGCTTCTGCATCGCGGATTGCCTGCTGCTCTCGCTCCTTGGCGAGCTGCGTTTCACGCTCGGCGGCAAAGCGGGCCTGCTCTTGGCGCTGGGCCTCAGCGGCGGCGGCTTGCTCGGCTATCAGGCGTTCGCGGTCGATGCGCTCTTGTTCGGCCTGCTTCTGGCGCAGCTCCTCCAGCTCGGCCTGCTCGGCTTCGTACTTCTGGCGGGCAGCCAGTACTTCGCCTATGCGCTTGGCTGCGAGCTCCCTGGCAACGGTCGCCTGGGGCAGCAGCTCTTGCCAGGTGTCGTCCAGTGCGGTCTGCTCGACTTCCGTCAGCATGGCCTGCAGGTCGGCGGCGGCGATCTCGATGCTGGCAGAGGATCCCAGTTCATTGAGGCGGGCCAGCCGGGATTGCAGTGCTGCCACCCGGGCTTCCTCTGCCGCTTCGTACTGGTTGAGCGGGGCGCGCACCTCGTCTTTCAGGGCGTCCAGGGTGTCGCGGATCTGTTTGCGGTTGGCGTCGATGCGCTTGGGGATCTCCTTGAACTTGTCCGTTTGCTCCTTGCCGAGCCCGTCCAGGTAGGTCTTGGTCTTGGCTACGGCGTAGGCGATGCTGGCGATTTCCTTGCGCCCCTTGGCGGTGGTGATGTCGGGCACCAGGCTGGTTGCCTTCTGGCGGATGTCGGCCAGCAATTCAGCTACACCCTGGCCCTCGGTGAACAGGGCTACGGCGGTGGTGGGCTCGATGACAACCAGCTGGGCCTGGGGGTTGTCGGTCTTGGCTTGTTCGGTCATGGCGGGTCCTTAGGATTGAAAGGGCCCGCAGTGAGCGGGCCTTGTTGGTTATTGCTGGGCGCTGCGTCCGGCACTGAGCTGCTTCTTGCGCTCGCCGGCGATCTGCTTGATGCCGGCGATGATGTTCTGGTCGCCGGTTTCGTTGGCCCAGGTCCAGGCGGTGGTGTAGGCCTGTTGCCACTCGGGGGTATCACAGGCCCCCTCGATGGCGGCGCAGTGGTCGGCGTAGGCGTTGGAGTGGTCTACCCCGTCTGACTGTGGATCAGCGTCAATAACGGCCGGGGATTCCTGCTGCTCAGTGGGAGCTGTCTGGCGGGCTGACTTGATGCGATCCAGCACGGCGCTGGTGCGGCTGGCTGGTTTGGCTGCGGGGACGCCGGTCGGCGCAGAATTGAGTTCTTTCTCCACCGGGTAATCTTCGACCTCTTCGGCCACCTTGAGACCCTTGAGCACGTCGGCAAACACATCGCGCAGCGCAAAGGCACGGGCGCGGATGGAGAGCATCCGCTGCAGGTTCTTCTTGTAGGTGTCCTTGTTGAGGTGGCCAGCGAGGCGCGCATCCTCTTCCGAGAAAGTGCGGGTCTCTTCCGGTTCGCCACGGCGTTTGACGCTGCAGATGGCTGTCTTGGTGGCAGCGTCCCAGTCCTGCTTGATGTACTCGCAAAGGCCGGAGCCGCGCACCAGTGCTACCAGGGCGTCACCCCATACCGCAGGCACGTTGTTGATGACGGCGATATTTTGCAGGGCTTGCAGCGGCTTCAGGCCAATTTCAGATCCCCACTGGCAGGCGACCAGCACATCCCCGGCTTTCCCCTGATAGGACTTTGGCACAAGGTTGGAGTTGGCCAGCATATCTGCAAGCTGCATGGCCTCTTGCAGGTTCTGCGGCTCCATGAGGAAGCCGCCCTTGTTTTGAGTGATGGTGGCAATGTTGTTCATGGTAACCCCTTAATTGACCCGGAACGTGCGGGAAGTGGATGGCTTGGTGTATGCGGCATAAGTGGCCGGGTCTGCCTTTTTGAACGCTGTGGAGTCAAAACGATTGGTGGTGACCGGCTTCCAGGTGGCCATGGTGGCGCCGTTGCGACTGAGCACCTGTGCCGAACCCATAAAGCTCTGGATCTGGCCATCCACCTCCTTCTTCTGGCTTTCCAGCTCGGTAATCGCCTCGCTGAGCTCCTTGCGCTCGATGATGAGCGATATCACCTCGCTGTCAGCCTCAACCACTTCCGCAGTGGCATCTTGATCCACAGCCTCAAGCTGAGCTGCCCCCTCCGGCGGCAGGTCGGCGATCACGCAGTCGAACCAGAAGTTGGTTGCTGCTTCAACCATTGCGGCGATCAGATCCTCATTGCGCGGAATGGTGTAAATCCGGTAGTCACGCCCATCGATGAGCACGGCCAAATCAGACTCTTGCCTTCCTGTCACCAGCATGTAGTGCTGGCACTGGAGCAGATAGCTCTCTGGCACTTCATCGCACGCTGTGATGAGGTTACCGCGCTCGTCGTAGACGTTGCCGGGGCCGAAACCAGCCTTCTTGGCGGCGAACCCGCTGGCGGTCTTGCACTCCAGTACCTTGTGCTCACCGACCATCCGATCAACGTTGCCTACCATCCAGGGGGCAACTTCTGCTTGGTAGTGGGTGTCATCGACTGTCACCAGCTGCCCGGTACGCTCGGCGTATTCATCGGCAACCACCGCTTCCAGTTTGTGCCCCCAGTGAATGGCGGGCTTGTCGGACAAGTCATCCGGGGTTTTGCGACCGGTCTTGATCAGCCAGAGGTCGAATGGTGTCTGATACTTGTTCAGGCCAAGGATGGTTCCGATCTCGGATCCTCCGATGCCGAGCCGGCGGCGCAGGTGCCACTGCTCGTCTGGACTCAGGGCTGCTTGGTCGATGTCTGCCAGCAGCTTCTCGCAGTAGGCTTGGTGTTGCTGGCGCATTGTCAGTGTGTTGGCGGGGGCGTTCATGCGGCGGTCCTCTGGTGGTTGAATTGGTACTGCTCCCACTGCTCGTCGCTCATTTCGTCGTGCAGGGCGGCCAGGTGTTCGCCCCAGGCGTCGGTGGCCAGGTCGGCCAGGGCGGTGTCCATCAACTGTTTGGTGAGCTGCATCAGCGGGGCGGGCTCGCCCTCGGTCATCAGCAGGAACATTGCCTGGTTGAGCTGCAGGCCCTGGTCGTGGTTCACCTCGGCCAGCAGGGTCGATAAGTCAGTTTCGAGCTGGCCTGCCAGCAGCAGAGGGCGGTTTGCGTCACACCAATCGGCGATCCACTCGGCCTTGGCGTTGGCCTCGGCCTCGCGGCTTTCGAGCAGGGCAAGCAGGGTGGTTTCGTTGGCCATGGCTACATCTCCATTTCACGACGGAGGGCGAGCGCTTCGTGATACTTCTCGATGGCGCGGCGGGTAGAGGCTTTGTTGCGGGCCATCCGCGCCTGTTCGGCGGATGGGGCTGCGTCTACGTGGTACTTGCGGCGGGTGGGTGGCACCATTGCGCCGCGAAAGCCCATCAGCTGGGCTTCGGTCAGTGGTTTCATGGTCTGGGTCCTGTGGTGGTTTATCCGAAGGCGGCCACAGCTTCGACGCTATGGTGTTGCCAGCTCCACCGGAGCCGCCTTGAGATACCCGCTGTTGCCAGCGGGTGGGTTATTTGGATGGGCCGCTTCTAACGGCTGTCGGTTACATCACTCGCACTCCCTGCTGAGTTGGTCAGGTCAAAAGTGATAAGTCCTTCACGTTCACGCACCGCCTTCCGGATTGAACGGGGTATCGGCGCATCCCTACCGGCATCGGGATTCGTGGTTGTGAGCCGGTTCCAGGTTGTTAAAGAGCGAGCCCAGCCGAATTTGGCGTGAGCGAAGCCAAAGCATCCTTGCGGTGCTTGAGAAAGAGGCTTTGGCTACGGCGCTATCAGGGAAGCGCCAGACCCGGGTCAGATGGCGTTGCGGTGGAACTCGGCCCGCCAGTGGAGGAGGGCGCTGTGCTTGGTGATGCCGGCGGTGCGCTTCTGGGCTGCACGAGCGGCGACGATGTGGTGTTGCTCGGTGGCCATCATGGCCAGGTGCAGGCGCTGTTTGATGGCTCGGCGGCGGGCGGCGTTGCCGTTAAGGCGGTCAGCGATGGCAGTTACAATCTGGTCTGCACGTTTCGCGGCCCTGGAAAAAATGCGCTTGGTCATGGTACATTCACTCCTGTTGGCGAGTTGGTCCTCGCTAATTCCCACGTGATTCGTCATGCTGGGTCCTGTTGCTGGGGTTGGTCCCCCGGCGCAATGACTGGGGGTGGTTCCCTGGTCCGTCAAAGCCCCGCCCTGTGCGGGGCTTTGTCGTTCTTACGCGCTGGTGAGGCGCTTCACTGCTGCCCTGGTTGGGGCTGGGTCCTGTTGCCGGGTGGCACTCAATTCTTTGCTGGCTTTTTACTCCGCCAGATCCGGAGGTTTGCCGGTTACGTCTCCGGTCCGGGCTCTCACCGTTCGTATGGCATTACCCAAGACCTTCACCACGATTGGCCGCCTTCCACGCTGCCCCTTGTTGTTTTGGTCTTGGTCGTTCTCTCAAGAGGACGATGAGGGAATCGTAATCTTTAGTGAACGGGCGGTCAACATCGATCTCTAAAATAAACGATATTTTTTTTGAGCAACAAAAAACCCGCCGAAGCGGGTTCATAAAGTGGTCTACATCATCGGTTACTTTTTAGATGCCGCCATACAGTAGCGACACCATTTTGTTAGCCCGTCAGGCTGATTGCTGTTCTTGTCAAAATTTGTTTTGAGCCTGCGCTTTTGGCAGTGGGGGCAGGTTTTATGGTGGCGGTCATCAGAATGTGAGAGATCCATACATGGCGAACACCACTTCGTCAGTCCATCACTACTGTTTGGGTTTGGTCTGAAATGTGAGCGCGATAGAGACTTGTTGCACTTCTGGCAAACCTTGCTCTGGCTGGTGATCTTGGTGACCTTCACCGCCTCTATGGTCACACCCCTTGGCGTGACGTCATGATAAGTGGTTGTCAGGTTATTGCCTGCCGCATTGGAAGGTGAGGAGGGCATAAGGGTCTTTTGTTGGGGCGTGTTGTCCGTTACAACCTTCTGGTTAATGTTTGGCGCTGAGCATGGTTGGCCTTTGTTGGCACTCATGAATCTATCAACCCCCTCTTTCTTCCAGTCCATGCTTCGCGAATCAGTTTCCCTAACCCTTTCGTAGGTGACTTGCCCAGTTGGAGTTTTTACTGTGTGACTCTCCCGTATGGTGGTCACATCCTTTGTTTTCGTCTTGTTGTTAAACCAAACGTAGGCACCTATTCCAAGTACGGCCAACAACAGCACATCAGAAACCTCCATGTCTGCAATTACTCCTTATTTTATTTCGCTGCGTCTCAGTTCTGACAACTTACCAAGCACGATAGCCTCACTGGATGTGACCGTGCCAAGCCTGGGATCATCTACACCGTAAACCCACCCATCAATTCCTGACATCGCCCTTAGCAGGCGTGCTTGGCCGCTCTTTTCCAGCCTAATCAGCATTACGGCGCCTTCTTCTGGGGTGCGATCGGCCAGGCTGAATATGCAGATATCTCCGGCCACAATGCCAGATTTTGAGAGATGATCGTTTGTGGACTCGATGGCAATGCTGTGGCTTTGGTTCTCAGCCACCACATACCGCCCGCTATCCATGTTCGGCAGCATATCCGTTGCCAGACTTCCCACGTCAGCTAGGGTCCAGACCGGCACCTTATCCGAGTTGAACTGAATGTCGTTCAGCAGATCACCACTGCTGCGGCCGGTGTATAGCCATATGGGATCAACCTTCAGCACCCTGGCAATGGAAATCAGGGATGACACTCGCATTTCACGATTCGGGTTATTGATGGTGTTGCTAATCACGCTCTTGGATAAGCCGGTACGGCGCGCAAGCTCAGACATGCTGATATTCAGCTCTTGCAGCTTTTCCTCAAGGCGTTGCCCGAAAGTTTTCATCAATAACCTCTTGTTCTCTTTAGAGACTAAATTGTAATTCCGCCATCGATCACTTTGGGGGACGGCGATGATTGACATCGTTCTCTGTAGAGGACATCATTTGCATGTCACCACACACAGGACCCAGACCAATGAAGAAACATGAAGTAATCGGCTATTTCGGCAACATGGCCCGCGCCATGAAAGCGATCGGCATCTCCCGCAGCCTTGCCGTGAAGTGGGGGGAGGTAATCCCAGCCCAGCATGCAGTCAGCTTTGTCATTGCCAGCAATGGCGAGCTGCGGCTGGGACTGGAGGATTACCCCCTGATCAAGGACCAAGACCACCCAACTCAGCAGGCCGCCTAACCAGCCGCCCAACCATCCACAGGACCCAAGACCATGACCAATCTGAGCCTTATCAACAACAACGACCAGACCATGAGCAGCGTTGAGATCGCTGAACTGACAGGGAAAGAGCACAAGAACGTTCTGGCCGATATCCGCAAAATGCTGGTCGAAATTCAATCGGCTGAAAAGCCAGCCGATTACAAAGACGGCAGAGGTCGCACCCAGCCGTGCCTTTTGCTGACCAAGGAAGAAACCCTCTGCCTGGTTGCTGGCTACAGTGCCGCCCTGCGCATGGCGATCATCAAGCGCTGGCAGGAGCTGGAATCCCAACAGGGGCCGCAGATCCCGCAGACCTATGCCGCCGCGCTGCTTGAGGCCGGCCGCCTTGCGCTGGAAGTGGAGCAGAAAAACCATCTGTTGGCGGTTCAGGCACCCAAGGTGGCATTTGCCGATCGCGTTGCCGGTGACGACAAGGGCGTCAATATCGGCAACTACGCCCGCGCCGTTGGGCTCGGCCAGAACGTGCTGTTTCGGGCGTTGCGCGATCATCGCATCCTGATGAGCGGCGGGAACCGGCACAACCTTCCATTTCAGGACTACATCGAGCGTGGATACTTCACCGTCAAGGAGGGCACCCGCACCCACAACGACGAGACCGTCCCCACCTTCACGCCCATGGTGACCGGCAAAGGCCAGCAGTGGCTGACCCGACGCCTGATCGACCTTGGCTATTTGAAGCCCATTGCCGCCTGACCACCGGCCCGCTTTACCACCCAACACAGAGGACCAACCCCATGGGAAGAGTAACACTCCCCGATCATGAAAATATGAGCACCCGCTCCCCGCTGCGAGTGCGCGGCACCCCGGGCCAGCGTCAGGTGTGGCAGGAAGTGGGCGCAGAACTGCACATGACCGAAACCGCATTTGCCCGCACCTCGCTGCTGATCCTGCTCAAGGCCATATCTCAGCATGAGCCCGGCATATTGGCGAGGGCCGTCAAACGGGCCAATCGGAGCCTGCTCGAGCAGGGATTTCCGCCCGTGACCGTCGAGGAGATCCTGGATGGCTCCGGTCTGCCCGAGCGCGGCTTGCTCCAGTTCAGCCAGGAAGACGAGGCCGCCTACAACGAGGAGCGCCCCCTGCGCCCCTTGCAAAAACTCATCAACTTCGTCCTCGGGAGGTAACCCCATGACCATGCAACTCCGTCCGCCGCGTCCGGCATCCCAGCATGTCAGCGATCGCGACAACATCGTCTTGAAGGCCGTGATGCACGAACTGGCCCTGGCGCTCGACGAGCCGCTGATCTCGACCGCTCACGCCGCTGGCACCGACCGCCAGGCCGTTCGTCTGGCACGCGAGCTTGAGGCCCGCACTCTGGAGCGCGCCGAGGCACAACCCAGCGCATAAGCAGCACCTGCCCGCCTTACCACCGGGCAGCAACACCACAGGACCCAAGAATGACCAATTCAGCCATGGCCCATGGGGGCCACCCCTTGCCGCACTCTTTGCCGCATGACCTCAACCACTGCCCGCTGTGTGGCGGTGAGCTGCGATCCGGCACTGACGGTTACACCTATGAGTGCCCCGCTTGCGAGTACACCGAGCAGGAGGTGCTCCATGCGTAAGTCACAAGTCGCCTCAATCTGCCGCCACACCTTCAACCTGTTCGACGAGATCGTCGTGGACAACTTCGCCGGTGGCGGCGGGGCGTCTACCGGGATCGAGATGGCGCTGGGCCGCAGCCCGGAGATCGCCATCAACCACGACCCCGACGCGATCTCCATGCACACCGTCAACCACCCCACCACCGAGCACTACTGCGAATCGGTGTGGGATATCGTGCCGCGCGATGTGGTTGCCGGCCGCCCGGTTGGGCTGGTCTGGCTGTCTCCCGACTGCAAGCACTTCTCCAAGGCCAAGGGCTCGACCCCGGTCAGCAAGAAGATCCGGGGGCTGGCGTGGGTCACCCTGCGCTGGGCTGCGACTGTTCGCCCCCGGGTGATCATGCTGGAGAACGTCGAGGAGTTTCAGACATGGGGCCCGCTGCTGATCGACGCTGAGGGTAACGCTCGCCCGGACCCGGCAAAGAAGGGCCGCACCTTCAACAGTTTCATCAACGCCCTGCGCCGCCAGGGCTACAAGGTGGAGTGGCGGGAGCTACGGGCCTGCGACTACGGCACCCCCACCATCCGCAAGCGCCTGTTTCTGATCGCCCGCCGGGATGGCGCCCCCATCGTGTGGCCCAAGCCGACCCATGGCGATCCAGCCAGTGCCGAGGTGAAAGCGTGCAAGCTGCTGCCGTGGCCAACCGCTGCTGACGTGATCGACTGGTCGATCCCGTGTCCTTCCATTTTCGAGCGCAAACGGCCGCTGGCCGAGAATACCCTGCGCCGGATTGCCAAGGGGCTGGAGCGGTTCGTCATCAATGCCGCCGAGCCGTTCATCGTGAACACTCGGAATGGCGAACGCGAGGGGCAGCAACCCCGCGTCCGCGGGATAGGCCAGCCACTTTGGACTGTTACGGCTCAGGGATCGCAAGGGGCTATTTGCATCCCGAAACTTGCCCCTTTTATCACTGAGCATGCCAACGCCAGCCATCAGCGCAACATGCCGGCAGATGAGCCGCTGCGCACTATCTGTGCCCAGGTCAAAGGGGGTCACTTCGCTCTGGTCTCCGCCTTCTTGGCCAAGCACTACACCGGCGTGGTGGGGGCTGAGCTGACCCAGCCGCTGCCGACCGTGACCACGGTTGACCACAATGCTCTGGTGACCAGCCACCTTGTAAAACTGCGGGGAACCTGCCAAGACGGCCAGCCAGTGACCGAGCCCATGCCCACCATTACTGCTGGCGGGCTGCATATCGGCGAGGTGCGGGCCTTCCTGCTCAAGTATTACGGCACCGACTCAACCATCCCCTGTTCTGAACCGCTGCATACCGTGACCACCCGGGACCGCTTCGGACTGGTCACTGTGCGCGGTGAGGATTACCAGATCGTCGATATCGGGATGCGCATGCTGGAGCCGCACGAGCTGTTCGCGGCCCAAGGGTTCCCGGCCGACTACGTGATCGACCACGACGCCACCGGCAAGAAGTTCACCAAAACCGCGCAGGTGGCCCGCTGTGGCAATGCCGTGTGCCCGCCACTGGCTGCCGCCCTAGTGCGCGCCAATCTGCCTGAGATGTGCGCAGATGCGCAGGAGGTGGCCGCATGAGCGCCGTTATCAAATTCCCGGGGCCGAGTGCCCCACAAACCCCCCCTCAGAAGGAGGCCCGTGTGGTCGCAGATCTTGATGATGGGTTCACCCGCACGGCAAACGAGATCCAGAAGGCCAAGTGCCGGCTACGGATGGCAGGTCGCGAGCTCAACGTGCTTGATGCGGTGATCTACTCCACCTATGGCTGGAACAAGAAGCAGGACCGGCTCACGAATACGTATCTGGCCGAGCTGTGCGACATGGACCCGTCGGATGTGAACAAGGCTCTTCAGGTGTTGTCCCGTCGTCACATCATCACCCTCGAAAAGCACGGCCACATGAAGATCGTGGGTGTGAATAAGGTGGTGAGTGAGTGGGAATACTCCAGAGAAAAACAGGCGAAAACGCCTGCCGCACAAGAGAAAAATCCGGGTAAAAACACCCAAAAAAATCCGGGTAAAATCACCCAGATTTCTGGGTATTTTGACCTTTCAAACCAGGCGAAAACACCCAACACCCAAGACAGTCTTACCCAAGACAATAAAAACAAAGATCTTAAACCCTCTTCGTCGAAGAACGCTGACGCGCTCCCCGACGCCGGGATCGTTGAATCGGTTTCAGCTCCCGCCGAAATGATCCGTCCCGATGCCGCTGTTCAGACCCTGAGTGGGAAATTCTGGGGTACTCAGGATGATCTGACCGCAGCCGAGTACATCCACGGCAAGGTCCTGGTGGTGAATCCGACGGCCAAGACCCCCAACTGGGCACAGTGGGCGAACGAGATCCGCCTGATGCGGGTGCAGGACGGGCGAACCCATCACGAAATCTGCTCGCTGTTCAAATGGACCAACCTCGATCCGTTCTGGTCAGCCAACGTGCTGTGCCCCAAGACCTTGCGCAAGCAGTGGGACAAGCTCACCGCCAAGCGTGCCGGGGTGGTGCGCCAGCCAGCGCGCGGGGACGAGTGGGATCTGACCAAGACCATGACGGCCGAAAAGCTCAACCAGATGATCGGGGAGGGGTACTGATGGCCATGAAACCGTTAAGCGAGGTGCTGGCCAGCATGCCGAGCGATATCCAGGCCACGTCCGTTCGCCCAGTTGCCGCCTCTGTGACCGAGCTGGATACCCAGGTGGTGGCCAGGTTGTTCGAGCAGCTCAAGGTGATTTTCCCTGCTTGGCAACGGGCCTTTCCCAACCCGGAGATGCAGGCTCGAGCACTGCGGGAGTGGACGGTTGCCCTGGTCGAAGCCAACTGCACCAGCCGCGAGCAGTTGGGCCACGGGATGCGGGTTGCGCGCCAGCAGCAGATTCCGTTCTTCCCCGGTACCGGCATGTTCATCAAGTGGTGCCAGATAACGCCTGAATCGCTGGGGCTGCCGACGCTGGAGACGGCGCTGGTCGAGGTGCGCACCCGCCGATTTACCCATCCTGCGGTGGAGCTCGCGGCCAAGGCAACGAGCTGGGAGCGCCAGACCCTGGGGCTGGATGCCTACCGGCCAGTGTTCGAGCAGGCCTACGCCCAGCTGCTGCGCCGGGTTGTCGCCGGGGAGGATCTGGGGGCCCAGGTGCGCAAGGGGCTGCCGACCAGAGAGCAGATCCAGCACAGCCCTGAGTTTTACCAACAGACCGGCCAGCGCGGCGTGGAAAGCCTCAAGGCCCTGTTCAAGCGGGGAGGGCAGGCCAATGTTCAATCCTGACGTGAGTGCCGCGGTCGTGGCTGCGAAGTTCTGTCGGGTGGTGATCTACCCCGCCGTGCGAGGCTGGTGTGGGGAGCGGGTGCAGCTCGAGGTGGCGGACGAGATCGGCGTACTGGGGCACACCGATTGCCAGCGCGGGGCAGGGCATTGGCTGGTGCAGAGCACGACGCCGGAGCGAGTGGCGGAGGAAGCCGCACGGCTGAGAGCCGCGCCAGTGCTGGTGTTGCGGTGTGGTGTTGCGTTTGGGGCTGTGGATAACTTCGAAGGGGAGGGCCTTGCCAACCAGTGACACCCGGGGTAGCGCCCCGTAACATTGCCAGTGCCGGACCTAGACCACCCGGCAGTTTGACCAAAGGACCCAGACCATGACCAAACCGCATACCCGAGATCTATCCATCGCGACCCAGTTGGGGCGCGTGATCGCCGTCATGAGCGACGGCAAGGCCCGCACCCTGCGCGACATCGAGCGCGAGTGCTGGAGCCGCTACGGCCACGCTGACACCCAGGCCGCCATCAGCGCCAGACTGCGCGAAGTCTGCTGCCACGGCTGGGAGAAGCACTCCAGCAACCAGAACATCGACGGCAAGCAGGTGTGGCATTACCACCTGACCCCGTTCCCCACCACCGAGGCCGTTGCAGCCAAGGCGGTGGCGGCATGAGCTTGTTCTCCACCACGTTCAGCATGGTTCGCCAGCTCGGCGCCCCACTGCGCTTGCAGGTTCGCCTTGCCATGTTGGCTGGCATGCGCGCCTGGGTTGGCCCGTCTCGCTCGCCCATTGCTATGACAAACCGAAGCTGGCCAGCATCAAACCCGAGCAATGACCGGGCCGCACAGCGTCAGCGAGTCGCCGCCAAGCGCCGCAACAAAGCCAAGCGGGGGTGAGCATGAGTTATCCCAAGTATTTCCTCCGCAGCCCAGACATCCGCACCCGGGCCAGCCAACTGGTCGCCAGCCTGCCGGTTGACCAGGACAAGCCGCTGGTCATCGAAATCAAGGAGATGACCCGCAGCCTGGCCCAGAACGCCCTGTTTTGGGCAGTCATGACCGACATCGCCGAGCAGGTGGTCTGGCACGGCCGCAAGCTCTCCAAGGAGGACTGGAAGCACGTCCTCTCCGCCGCCCTGTACCAGCAGGACGTGGTGCCGAACCTCAACGGCGATGGCTTCGTGGTGCTGGGCAAATCCACTTCCAAAATGAGCGTTCGTGAAATGCGCGATCTCATCGAGCTGGCCCAGGCCTTTGGTGCCCAGCAGGGCGTGAAGTTCGGGGATGAATCTCGCCGCGGCTTCGACTGGGTGGCGGCATACGGGAGGGCGGCGGCATGAGCGGGCATGAAGAGGGCTGGGTGGCAGCCAGAGGATGGGAAGGTTTGTATGAAGTGTCCAACCTTGGAGGGGTTCGCTCAATACCAAGGCTTGGGATCACAACATTTGGAAAAAGAATGTATGGGGGGTCTCTGGTAACTCCTTTTGTGCACAAGAGAACTGGGTACCTCTGTGTGAACTTAACCAAAAAAGGAAAGCGAAAGCAGGAGTTGCTGCATCGTTTGGTTGTTGAGAGCTTTCTGGGTGATTGCCCCAAGGGTATGGAGTGCTGCCACAACGACGGAGATCGCACCAACCCGGCTTTGAAGAATCTAAGGTGGGACACCAGAAAGGGAAATCACGCGGATAAGAAGAATCACGGAACTCACCAGGAAGGTGAGAAAAACCCATTTAGAAAATTAACTGACGAGGCGGTTAGAGAGATAAGGGCATCAGACGCCTCGCTTGATGTTCTCGCGGAAAAGTTTGGAGTGTCAGTTGGGTGCGTCAGCAAAGTCAGGTATTTCTCCAACTGGAGGCATGTGGTGTGAGCAAGAATAAATCTGATAAACGCTGGCTTGATGATGTTGCATCACTGTGTTGCGTGGTTTGTAGAAACATGGGGTTGGGTAGCACACCAAGTGAAATCCATCATGTGCGCTCTGGGTCTGGCATGGCCCAGCGCGCCGAGCACACCCGAGTGCTCCCGCTTTGCCCTCGGCACCACCGCGCCTGCTACCCCACCGGCTTCCACGCCGCACCGCGCACATGGCAGCAGGAGCACGGCAGCGAGGAGGCCCTGCTGGAGCAGGTAGCCAGAGAAGTCACCGAACTGCGCAAGAACACCATCGGGAGGGCGGCATGATCCACCTTACCGCCCTCGATGCGACCCGGTTGCTGGGTAGCAGCCCGAAGGTCAGGAGCGCAGCCAACCAGGTGCGCAAGGCGCAGCAGGTCACCTCCCTGCACGACAAGGTGCTTATCCAGCTGGTCGGCCTTCCTGACCCCGTCACCGAGCTACTGTTTCACCCCAAGCGCAAATGGCGCTTCGACTACGCCTGGCCCACCCGCATGATCGCCCTTGAGGTCCACGGCGGGATCCACTCCGGCGGCCGGCACACCCGGGGGAGGGGGTTTGTAGAGGACCGGGCAAAGATGAACGAGGCCACCTTGCTCGGGTGGACCGTGCTGGAGGTTACCCCGGAACACATCAAATCCGGCCAGTTGCGCGCTTGGCTACTCGCCGCTTTCAATCAGGACCCAGACCAGAGGACCAAACCATGACCCACGCTATCGAAATGGCTCTGCGCCTTTTCTCGCCGAAAGGCGCACTACATGAACCCTCGTCTGGTCGCTCCAGCACGCTGGGGAGAGAGGAGTTTCTGGGAGCCCTGCAGGTGGCCGCAAAGAGTAACCCGCAAGGACTTCAGTTCCTCATGGCCGACCACTTGGGAGACGAGCAGGCACTGGCGTCGCTGCTGACGCACTTCAGCGCCACGCTGGACAGCGACGAGGCCGGCGGTATGGCCATGGCTATCCTGCTGCGCCGGCCGCTGCCAGAGCAGCTTGATCAACTGGTGCTGTCCCACCCGCACTATGACAAGGAGCGCCGGCGTGCCGCCGTGGTGATGGAGAAAGCCAAGCGAGCTCACCGCGGTGGCAATGACCACGAGTACCAGCGCCTGCTGGCCGAGCGGAACGAGATCCTGCAGTTGGCCCGCGACCACTGTGTCGCCGAGATGCTCCGGTCAGGGCGTTGCCCGCACTGCAATGGCACCGGGATCCGCCCGCGTAAGGGTGACGACTGCCCCAAGTGCCAAGGCACCGGCCGGGTCGAGCCACACGTAGAGTTGGTGTCGCGCCGGTTCGGGCAGGAGATGCGCCAGCTCGTTGAGAAAGTGGTCGATGACGTGATCCACCAAGCGTCAGACTTGTCCAAGCTCATGGACCGACAGGTGAGGGAGATGCGGGCGGCTTGAGCAAACCCCGGCTGTGATGCTATGAGTTGTATCTGCATTGGCCTGTGGTTGGATGAAGATGATTGAAAGCAAGCTGAAACCTATCGCCCTACAAGTCGCCGATTGGGGGCTCCTCCACGGTGACTTCTTTGACTTCCACGAGGTGGTTGAGCAGCTGGGCATACCTGCTGAGTTGGCTCGCGAGGCGGTCGTTTACCTCCGGTCCCTCCGCTATGTGGACACGCTGGCGGAGTCGAGACGCTGCAAGCGTGAGGTGGGCAAGAGAAGTTCAAAGCGAGTGTTTGTAAAGGTCCTGGCGATCCACCCCGAGCCGCCGGTTCTATCCCATCCCCCCAGGTTGAATGTGCTGCGCTCAAAGCTGGCCCGCCTTTCCAAGGCTATGCCTTCACCTCGGGGAGCTCGCTGAGGCATGTGGTGTAGCGGGGGCTAAGCTGCTCCCGCTTCATCATCCACTCCCTTGTATCCCGGCCCCTTGCCGCGAAGTAGACTTTCCCCAGCCGCCCCTGGTTGATCTTGTCGATGACCTGCATCAGCGCCTCGCTGCGCGGGGATTGCTGCTCAGCAGCGAACAGGTCGCCCTGCTGCATGCCGGCCGGGGTGAAGTCGGCCAGCATGACACCGCCCTTCTGATAACGCTGCTCATCGCGCCAGATGCGGGGGAGTAGTTGGGGGATCAGGGCCAGCAGCACCCGGGTGTCATTGGTGGGCATCGCCAGCTTGGTGCTCACCTGGTTGCCGTAATAGGGCTCCCGGTCGCTGAACGGGCTGGTGCGAATGAACAGGGTGACATGACGGCAGCACATCCCTTCTCCCCTGAGCTTCTCGGCCGCCCGCTCCATGTAGCCGGCCAGCGCCTGGTGCATGGGGCCGATCTGGGTGATGCGCTCGCCGAAGCTCCGGCTGCAGATGATCTGCTGCTTGGCCTGGGCCTCTTGCTCCAACTCGGCGCAGGGGATCCCTCGCAGCTCCTGCACGGTGCGCTCCACGACCACGCCATACCGGCGGCGCAAGCTCTTGGGGTCAGCAGCGACCAGTTCCGCCACCGTCTTGATGCCCTGAGCCTCCAGCTTGGCAGACAGCCGCCGGCCAATGCCCCATATCTCGTCCACCGGGGTGATCGCCATCAGCCTGGCGCGCCGCGCTTCATCCCGCAGATCCACCACGCCCCCGGTGGCCGGCCACTTCTTGGCGGCGTAGTTCGCCAGTTTGGCCAGGGTCTTTGTGGGGCCGATGCCGACCCCAACGACTAGCCCGGTCCACTGCTGCACCCGCTCGCGGACTTGTCGCCCGTACTCCACCAGGTCACCCGCCCAGCGCTCGCTCAACTCGATAAACGCCTCGTCGATGCTGTAGACCTCCACCGCTGGGGCCATGCCCTCCAGAATGCTCATCACACGGCTCGACATGTCACCGTAGAGGGCGTAGTTGGAGCTGAACCATACCCGCCCATGGCCTCGAAGAACTGGCGGATCTGGAAATAGGGCACGCCCATCTTGATGCCGAGCGCCTTGGCTTCCGCCGAACGGGCCACCACGCAGCCGTCGTTGTTGGAGAGCACGACGATCGGCACCCCTTTGAGGTCAGGCCGGAACAGCCGCTCGCAACTCGCGTAGAAGTTGTTCACATCGACAAGGGCCACAGCGCAGCTTTTGTTCATGGGGTATCCCACCTGGTGCACGATAAAGGAGACCACCCCGAAAATCTCCAGCTCCTGCCCTTCACTGAAATGGATGGGCCGATAGGCCGGATTGCCGGGGAGCAAGGCCACCGTGGGATCAAGCTGCAGCTCCTTCACAGTGAACTCGCCATCGACCGCGGCGACCACCACGCTGCCGTGGCGCGCCTTGCGGCTGCGGTCCACGATCAGTAGGTCGCCATCGCGGATCCCGTGGTCCACCATGCTGTCACCGGCCGCACGCACGAAGTAGGTTGCCGCCGGGTGCGCGATGCATAGCTGATTCAGGTCGATGGTCTGCTCCACATAGTCCTGGGCGGGGGACGGGAAGCCACAGGCGGCAGGGGAGAGGAACAAGGGGATTTCCAACGCCGGAGCGTCAAGGTCGGGAACTGCAAACATGGTTTTGGCTCACAATGCTGTATATAAACACAGTATAGCGATGCCCGTGGTGAAGATCACCGTGGAGCGATTGGCTCCGGATTCGGGTAATATCGGCAAGTCCCCTATGCGTGGAGCCGCCAATGTCATTCAATCTGTGCACCCTGCCGAAAGAAGAGCAGGAGAAGGTCGAGGTAGAGAAGGCCGCCGCCTATGCGGTGTGGAAGGAGCGTAACCCCGAGATCAAGATCCCAGCCGAGAGCGAGGCCGGGAACTACAAGGGGGAAATGCAGGCCTACTTCCTGCAGCAGGTCGAGCGGTACCGGAAGGTGAGATAATTGTTTTCATGTCAGCGGAAAATGGAGTTATGAATGCCGATTATTATTAAAGATAACCATTTTATAAATAATGGAACTGCTATCAGAGCCCCAACATCTGCAGACATAGACATGTCTGGCAATACATTTGTCGGAAATGGTAAAGCAATGGATATCTATGTTTCAGCTGTTGACTTGCAAAAACTGGGTCTCCCTCAAGACACGCCGCAAGAGATGCTGAAGGAGGTTATTTCGATTATTCAGGGGATGCCATGCAGCTCTGAAGAGGAAAAAGAAGCAGCTATCACAAAGTCGTCTCTCTTTGAGTGGCTAGGTGCGGCGGCATCTGCATCGACGCTTGCGACAGCGCTGGTTCAATTCTGTTCTTCTCTTTAATCCTGCGGCTAAAGCGGCAGGTTGAATCCGCGCCGGCCCAGCGTTAGTATTGCTCAAAGATGGCCAGAGTCCCCGTGACCCTGGCCTTTTTCATTTCTGGCCCGCCTCGTGCGGGCTTTGTCGTTTCTGGAGGGGCGATGCATGGGGAAAGAAGAAGATCTCGCGACGGCTGCGGCTGCCGCGGGGGTGGCAAAGAGCGCACCGCCGGTGGTTGTGTCCGGTATGACGCTGGCCGGGTACTCGCTCAATGACTGGGTGCTGGCTGCCACGTTGATGTGGATAGCGGTTCAGATGGGCTGGTTCATCTGGTCGAATATCATCAAGCCGCGCCGCCAGCAGGGAGGTGCAGAGTGAGCAAGGTCCGCATTGCAGTTGCTGCGCTCACGTTGAGTGCCGCCGGCTTTGTGGGGCTCCTGAATCGGGAGGGGTTTGAGCCAACGGCTTACCCCGACCCGGTACACGGTACCAAACTCCCCACTATCGGCTTTGGGAGCACCGAAGGGGTCAAGATGGGTGACACCATCACGCCCGTCGCTGCGGTGAACAGGAGCCTTCGGGAGGTGCGGGTGTTCGAGGATGCCCTCAAGGCCTGCATCAAGGTGCCACTTCACCAGTATGAGTTCGACGCCTATGTCGAGCTCTCCCACAACATTGGCCCCGGCGCCTTCTGCCGCTCAACCATCGTGAAGCGCCTGAACGCTGGTGACTACCCAGGGGCCTGTGAGGCGATCCTGCTGTTCAAGCGTGCCGGCAATCAGGATTGCTCGGCGCCGGGGAACCGGGTATGCCCCGGGCTCTGGAAAGACCGGCTGCGCCTCAATGCGAAGTGCAAGGGGGCATGATGGGGATGACTCCGCAGAGCAAGGCTGTGCCGTTCCTGGCTGGCGCTTTGGTGATAGCCGCCCTGGCAGGCGGTGGGGTGGCGCTCTATCGCTCCGGTCATGCGGCTGGGGAGGAGGGGGAGCGCAAGACCTGGCAGGCGAAGTGGAATGAAGAGGCTACCCGTCTGGCCACAGCCAGGGCCAAGGCAGAGCTGGAGGCCCGGGAGGAAGAACAGCGCCGCCAGTCTGAAATCGATGAGGTGAGAGACCATGCACAAGAACAAATCGCCCAAGCACAAGCTGATGCCACTGCTGCTGACCTTGAGTCTGGCCGGTTGCGCGAGCAAGCCCGCCGCCTGGCAGCTCGAGCAAGTCAGTGTTCCAGCGGTTCCGGCGCTCCCCAAGGAGGCCCGGCAGCCGGACAACCTGCCATGGTGCTCGCCGACCTGCTCAGCCGGGCTGACGAAAGAGCGGGTGAGCTGGCAGCAGCGTATGACAGAGCTCGAGCATCAGGACTAGCCTGCGAGCGGGCCTATGACTCTCTGCGCACCGTGACCATGAAACCCCGCCAGTAACGGCGGGGTTTGTCTTTCTGGGGAAGGGGAGAAGGTGATGCAGTTGAACTGGAGCAGTGAAGTGGAAAGCGGTATCGATGTGACTGGGGTCATCACCTGCGTTGAGCACTACGATGGAGCCGAGGCGGTGGTTGTCCTTTCCTCCGGTGTTTCTGTGGTAGTGGCTGCAGCCCACAAGCCGGTACCCGGCGATACCATCGTTGAAGGCGAGCTATCTCTCTAAATGGCAAAGACCGACTGGGCACAGCTCAATGCAGAGTTCCTGCAAGAGCATGAAGCGACCGGCATCAGTGCGAAAGACTGGTGTGACAGCCGCGGCCTGAACTACAACTCGGCGCGTCGCTATTTGAAATCTCGGGGGCAATCCCCTGCGCAACCTGACAAATCTCGCGTAGCTGCGCAATCTGCGCATTCCGAAGTGCGCAAAACTGCGCAATCTGCGCAAAGTGCGCAAGCCAAGGGAAATGAGGCCAAGGCGAAAGGGGGAGAGCGAAGAGGGGAGAAGTCATCCTCATCGACACAAGCCCAGCCCGAGCCTGAGCAGACCTCGAAAAACAAAGGGCGGGATGGTGCTGGCCGCTTCGTCCGGGGCGAGTACGAGGGCAACCCGAACCCGCCAGCCAACATCAAGCCCGGCATGCAGATAGCCAAGACCCACGGCGGTTATGCCAAGTTCCTCGATGCCGAGGAGCTGTTCGACCAGGCCCGCGAGCTGCAACTGCGCGACGAGCTGGACTTCACCCGGGCTCGCGTCATCTCCGTCACCCAACTGCTCAAGGGGTTGCAGCAGGACCTGGTCACGGCCAGCGAGATGACCGACCGGATCGCGCTCTACGACAAGATCCTGAAAGCAGAGCAGGCCCTCGACCGCAACATCCAGCGCATCGAATCCATCGAGCGGACCCTGAGCGCCCTGCGCATCGACGAGGTGAGCGTGCCGAAGATTGAGGAAGATACTCGGCGTATCCGGGCGGCGGCCCGCAAACTGACCGCCGAAGCGGACCGGCTCGAGAAGGATGGTGGCAGCGAGGCCACTCCGGTCAGCGAGATGGTGACCGAGCTCCAGGGAATGGGGACTGGCGGGTTGATGAACAGGTGAACTAGATATACTGTGTCTTTTTGTCATCGAATGGAGCTTGGTATGAGCGATGATGTAGACGTTAGCAATAGCCAGAATGAGCAAGCTGTTCAACACGATGGTTTTGTAATAGATGGGCACTTAGCAAACTTAGTTGGACTGTTTAACAAGAATCCAGGCGTGGGTTTCGGCATCACGCTCACTGTTGGAGGGACGTTAGTATCTGGGCAGCTCATTTCTGGTAAGGAGTATTTTGACCATCTCGCAGATTTACTGCATCAAGATGATCAAGTAGAGGGCTCCGTCTCAAATACTCTTTCAAGAGAGATGAAGTGGATGTCTGAGAATATCTACAGTGATCCTGATAGCAACAAGACTGTTTACATTCATCTCAAGGATGCTCAGCATTACTCCGGTGTTACACCATTACCGACTAATGGTGGATATTGGCGCGGTAGGCTGTGCGACGTTTCTGGGTTCACGCTTGGGTCAATGTCAGTAAGTCAGAGTTAGCAAGCTTGATAACCTATATCTAAACCCGCTTCGGCGGGTTTTTTATTGCCTGAGATCCACCAATGACCGAACTCGATACCTCCGCCATGACTGAGCAGGAGCAGATGGCCTACATCCGTTCGAAGCTCAGCGATAAGTGGTGGCGGATGAACAACCTCTACATGATCGAGAACGAGCAGGGCCAGCTAGTTCGCTTCCGGCTGCGCCCGGCACAGGAGCTGCTGTTCAAGACCATGTGGTGGCTGAACATCATCCTCAAGGCGCGCCAGCTCGGATTCTCCACTGCCATCGATATCTATCTGCTCGATGAGGCGCTGTTCAACAAGAACATCAAGTGCGGGATCATCGCCCAGGACCTGACGGCCGCTGGCGAGATTTACCGCACCAAGATTGAAGTGCCGTTCGATAACCTGCCTGGCTGGCTCAAGGCCCAGTTCAAGGTTGTGACCCGGCGCGGCGGGGCGAATGGCGGGCACATTCTGTTCCGGCACGGCTCCAGTATCCAGGTGGCCACCTCGTTCCGCTCCGGCACCGTCCAGCGCCTGCATGTATCCGAGCACGGAAAGATCTGCGCCAAATACCCGGAGAAGGCCAAGGAGGTGCGAACCGGTACCCTCAACGCAATCCACCCAGGCGCTATCGCCTTTATCGAGAGCACTGCGGAAGGTGTTGGTGGTGACTTCCACGCCATGAGCATGAAGTCGCTGGAGCTGTCTCGCTCAACCGGCGAGCTGACCCAGCTGGATTGGAAGTTCCACTTCTTCGCCTGGTGGCAGGATCCCAAGTATCGCGCCGACGTCCCCGCTTCCGGTGTGGTGATGAGCAAGGCCCAAGCGGAATACTTCGCCGCGGTGGAGAAGGCGATGAGCTGCACCATCAGCGACGAGCAGCGCCAGTGGTACGTGCTGAAAGAGGGCACGCAGCGTGGGGAGATGAAGCAGGAGTATCCCAGCACGCCGCTGGAAGCCTTCCTGACCTCTGGGCGCCGGGTGTTCGACCCCATCGCCACGATGGAAGCAGAGGGCGATTGCATGGCCCCACTCATCGTCTATGACATAGACCCGGTCACCGGCAGGCGCGAGAAGGCCCGCAAACCGGAGAAGCTGGACGAGCAGGGCCAGCGCTCGCTCGAGAACATGCTGCTGGTCTGGGAGCTGCCAGATCCCGACGAGGATTACGCCATCGGCGCCGATGTGGCGGAAGGACTGGAACACGGCGACCGCTCAAGCCTCGATGTGACAGCCAAGAGCGACGGCCGGCAGGTGGCCCACTGGTTTGGGCATCTCGACCCGGGGCTGTTTGCCCAACTGCTTGCCCACGTTGGCAGGTTCTACGGCACCGCAGAGCATGGCCCGGCCTACATCGGACCAGAGCGCAACAACCACGGTCATGCCGTGCTGCTCAAGCTCCGTGAGATCTACCCGACCCGGCGCATCTACACCCAGGAGCACATCGACCGGGACCGCGACGACGAGACGCCGCGCCTCGGCTGGCTCACCACCCGGCAATCCAAGCCGATCCTGGTTGATGGCCTCAAAGACCTGCTACGTGCCGGCCAGTCCGGGATCCGTTGGGTCGGTACCATTTCAGAAGCCACCACCTACGTCTACGACAAGAGCGGCAGCATGAACGCCCAGGACGGCTGCTTTGATGACCAGCTCATGAGCTACATGATTGCCCAAGAGATGCGTGCCCGGATGCCGGCTCGCATCGTCAAACCTGAATCCTCCCGCAAACCCAAGCACTGGATGGCCAACTGATGATCAACGCCCAACCCAAGGCCCCTGAAAAAGGCGGCCTCGATACCCCGCGCCTGCTCAAACTGATGAGCGATATCAATGGCCAGCCGGACTGGCGAAGCCTTGCCAATCGAGCCTGCGCTTACTACGACAACGACCAGCTGCCACCTGCAGTGAAAAAGGCACTCGATGAGCGCGGGCAGCCCATCACTATCCACAACCTCATCGCCCCGACTATCGACGGCGTGCTGGGGATGGAGGCCAAGAGCCGTACCGACCTGATGGTGATCGCCGATGACCACGACGACGAGCTGGAGCAGCTGGCGGAGGCCGTCAACGCTGAATATGCCGATATGTGCCGCCTGGGTGGACTGGACCGAGCCCGGGGCGAGGCGTATGGCGGCCAGATCAAGACCGGTGTGGGCTGGGTTGAGGTATGCCGCCGCGATGACCCGTTCGGCCCGCGCTACAAGTTCAGCAATGTCCACCGTGACGAGGTTTATTGGGACTGGCACAGCCGGGAACCTGACCTGAGCGACTGTCGCTGGCTGATGCGCCGTCGCTGGGTCGATCTGGATGAGGCCAAGACTATGTTCCCGAGCAAGGCCAAGGCGCTGGAGTGGGGGGTGAACGACTGGGAGGGGATGGTAAGCCTGACCGCCATCGAGGGGATGGACCCCAACCTGGTCAGCGCCTATGACGAGTGGAGCCAGTTCAGCGGCAAGGAGATAGAGTGGTGCAGCCGGGAGCGGGACCGGGTGCTGCTGCAGGTGGTCTACTACCGCACCTACACCATGCGTCAGGTGCTGAAGCTCGACTCAGGTCGGGCGCTGGAGTACGACAAGGCCAATCAACTGCACCTGGCTGCTGTGGCCATGGGGCGCGCCAAGCTGGAGCGCTGCCCTGTGGCTGTGATCCGGGAATCCTGGTTCGTCGGCCCCCATCATCTGGTTGATCGGCCCTGCTCAGCCCCTCACAACATGTATCCGCTGGTGCCGTTCTGGGGTTACCGCAAAGACCGCACCGGCGAGCCTTATGGCCTGATTGCCAGGGCGATGCCAGCGCAGGACGAGGTGAACCTGAGGCGTATCAAGCTCACCTTCCTGCTGCAGGCCAAGCGCGTCATCATGGACAAGGACGCCACCAACATGAGCCGGGATCAGGTGCTGGAGCAAGTCGAGCGCCCCGATGGCTATATCGAGCTCAACCCTGACCGAGCCAACAAGACCAGCGTGAGCGATGCCTTCAAGGTGGAACAGGACTTCAACGTGGCGGCCCAGCAGTTTCAGGTGATGCAGGACTCGGTGAAGCTGATCCAGGACACCATGGGGGTGTATGCCGCCTTCCTGGGGCAGGGCTCCACCGGGCAGTCCGGCGTAGCAATCAGCAACCTGGTGGAGCAGGGGGCAACCACGCTCTCCGAGATCAATGACAACTACCGGATGGGCTGTCAGCAGGTGGGTCAGCTGGCGTTGGCCTACCTGCTGGAAGACATGGCCAACAAGCGCAACTACAAGGTGACCGTGAACCGGGATGACCCCCGCCGCCGCAAGGCCGTCGTGCTCAATGTGGAGCAGGAGGATGGCAAGCTGACCAACGATGTGACCCGGCTGCGGGCTCATATCGCCCTGGCGCCGATCCAGCAAACCGCCGCCTACAAACAGCAGTTGGCCGAGCGGATGACCCAGGCCATGTCCCAACTTCCGCCTGAGGCTGCTGGCGCATGCTTTGACCTACTGGTCGAGCTGATGGATGTGCCGCGCAAGGCCGAGTTTGTGGAGCGGATCCGCAATGCCCTGAACATCCCGAAAGACCCGGACGAGATGAGCGACGAGGAGCGCGCTGCTGCCGAGCAGCAGGCTCAGCAGGCCCAGATGCAGCAGGAGCTGGCCATGCGCGAGATGCAGGCCAAGCTGGCAGAGTTGGAAGGCAAGGCCGCCAAGTGGCAGGCAGAGGCCCAGCGCATAACCAAGCTGACCGACTCTATCCGGTTCGAGGACGCCCTCAAGCAGGCCCAGACCGGCAAGACGCTGCAGGAGATGGAGCGGCTCGCCGCCGAGCAGCAGAGCATCCAGGGTGAGCAGGCTTTGCTGCAGGCGCAGTTGTTGGACACCATCCAGCAGCAGATTGACGCCATTGCGCTCTGACAGTTGCTTTCCTCACCGCCCAGCGTTACGATTTCCCCAACATGGCCCAGTCTCTCGAGATTGGGCCTTTTCGTTTCCAGACCCGGCCATTGTGCCGGGTTTTTTATTTGGAGCAGGCCATGACGGACCGCCAGCAGATTGATGCCGAGATGGGGTGCAATATTGAGGCTTCGCCATGTGTCACGCCTGGGCAGATGGACGGCTGGGTGCTTAAAGCTACTTCGCAGTTGGTGTGTGCCAGTGAAGAAGATGTCGAGATGGAGCGCGAGATCCAGACTCTCGGACTGACCGCGCCGCGCGTCACCCCTGACCAGATTGACGCTCTGATGAGTGGTGTTCGCTATGAGGTGCAGGTTGTCACCGGCACCACCACCACGCTGGCCACAGCCATTGCGGCCAACGGCTTTACCCTGGCCATCGGCATGACTGCCTGCGCCGACCCGGCCAACTTCAATGCGGAGCTGGGCGCAAAGTACGCCATCAAGGACGCCGAAGCCAAGGCCCGCCAAGAGCTGTGGAAGCTGGAGGGCTGGCGGCTCAAGTGTCACCTCGAGAAACCTGTGCTGTTGGTGAGCGGCGCCTGCCAGATGTCAGGAGTCCTCAACGTGGACAAGGTGCGCGTGGTTGATGAAGTAAGCCCCAAACCAAGCCACATTGAGCGCATGCACCAAGAGCAAGAACAACTGGCTGAGCGGACCAGCAAGCTGGAGGCGTTCACTGGAACAGTCAGCTTTTGCGCCCTGAGCGCAGATGAGCAGAACCGCATGAAGCGCCAGCTGGTCGCCATGCGTGAGTATCTGGCGGTACTGAGCGAGCGCATTGCTTCATTTGCGGATTGCCAGCAATGACCGACCCATTTCGCCAGCCATTGAACCGCTGCCCGCTGTGTGGCGAACGCCCACAACTCCAGTGGTGTGACAGTTACATGGTGCTCTCGAAGTGCGGGATGCGGTTCACCCCTCAAGTCATCTTCGACAGGGAAGGCCAAGCCACCGTTGATCTGTGGAACAAGATGACTGCCGGCGTTACCAGGCCGCAGCGGCTTGACGATGAGACGAATCCTTAGCGATAGACGACAGCCTTTGCCCGCCTTGTGCGGGTTTTTTTGTGCCCAGCTCCAGCCGGGAAGGGCTTTCACCGAGAGCCTTCCCCCGCTTGGGCAGCGATACCACCCACTGAAAACCCACGAGGACAACCATGGATACGAACATCGACAACCTGACCGGCACTGAGAGCCTGGACGAACTGGAAGCCATGCTGGAGGCGATCGAGCGTGAGCCCGATACCGAGCTGGATAATGGCACTGCTACCGAGCAAACGGACGTAGACCCCGCGCCGTCGGCGGGTGAGGTGGCAGCCGGTAACGAACAAGCCAACACCGAGCAGGGCGGTGAAGGGGCCACGGAGCCTGAGAAGGTGATCCTGGCCAAGAGCGGTCAACACACCATCCCGTATGAAGTGCTGGAGCAGTCGCGCAATGAGGTCAAGGTACTGCGTGAGCAGTTGGCCGCATCGCAGCAAGCCCAGGCCGAACGGGACAAGCTGCAGGCGCTGATGGAGAAGCACGGGATCAACCCCGACGTTGACCCGGACGACATCAGCCAGGAAGAGCTGGCGCAACTGGCGCAGGACTACCCGGATCTTGGCAAATCCATCGCGGCCATTGCGAGCAAGCTCCAAAGGCTGGAGCAGCAGGCCGCACCGCAGCAGGTTACCCCCGCCACCAATCCGGTACAGGCCGCACTGCAGGCGGTACCTGACCTGATGAACTGGCGGGAGAAGGACCAGGACCGCTTCGACTTCGCCATCATCGTCGATGAAAAGCTCCAGGCTGATCCCGCGTGGCAAGGCAAGTCGCTGGATGAGCGATTTGCAGAGGCGGCGCGCCGCACCAAGCTGGCCTTTGGTGACGAGGTCATCCCTCCCGCCAAGGCCCCCAGCAAGGAGGCGGAGAAACCTACCGACTTTATCCCGTCCAGCCCCTCGGCTCTCGGCCAGACCCATCATGCCGCCCCCACTGGTGTGGAGCGCTTTGGCGCCATGTCTCAGGCCGAACTTATCGGCGAGATGGGCGCCATGACGGACGCCCAAATGGAGGCGCTGCTGGAGCAGGCCGGGTACTAACCCACCACCCATTTCAATAAGCCAACCCCGACCACTGTGTCGGGGTTTTTGTTTTCATGTAGGAGAGGACCATGACCCAAGTCACCTCGGCGCAAGCCAACAAGATTTTGCAGGCCGCACTGTTTACTGCGGCCAACCGTTCCAAGTCGCTGGTGAACATGCTGACCGAAGAGGCGCCGAAGGGCGTGAAAATCAATGACGGTAAGCAGACCCACCATGGAGCCCCCGTTGTCCGTATCACCGATCTCGGCAAAGGTGCAGGCGATGAAGTGGACATGCAGCTGTTCCACCAACTGTCTGGCCGCCCGACTATGGGCGACAAGAAGCTGGCAGGGCGCCTCGAAAGCATGTCCTTCGCGGACTTCTCGCTCAAGATCAGCCAGACTCGCCACGGCGTGGATGCGGGCGGCAAGATGAGCCAGAAGCGCACCAAGCACGATCTGATCAAGACTGCGCGCGTACTGCTGGGGGATGGCTACTACGGCCGCCTTGTTGACCAGCGCGGCTTCGCTCAGTTGGCTGGTGCCCGCGGCGATTACTCGGCCACCGATATCATCCTGCCGCTGGCCGATGATCCCGAGTTTACCGACATCATGATCAACTCGTTGACGGCACCGACCTACGAGCGCCACTTCTTCGGTGGGGATGCGACCTCCTTCGAAGCCATTGACGCAGCGGATCGCTTCAACCTCGGCTGCGTGGACAACATGTCGTTGTTCCTGGCAGAGATGGCCAACCCCATCCAGCCGATCAGCATGGTGGCGGACCCGTCAGGCGGCGAGCCGCTCTTCGTGCTCTACGTCACCCCGCGCCAATGGCACGACTTCTACACCTCCAGCTCCGGCAGGGACTGGCAGGCGATGCTGGCGTCCGCGCTGGAGCGCAGCAAGGGATGGAATCACCCCATCTTCCGGGGGGAAGGGGCCATGTGGCGCGGCATCCTGGTCAAGCCCTACAAGGGCATCCCGATCCGCTTCAACCAGGGCAGCATCGTCAAGGTGTGCGCGGCCAACTCCTCGACTGGTGCGGAGGTGGACAAAGTTGCGGGCACCCTAATCGACCGTGCCGTGCTGCTGGGTGGCCAGGCGCTGGCCAATGCCTTTGGCTCTGGTGAGCAGGGCGGCTCCTTCGGCATGCACGAAGAGAAGACCGACCACGGCAACAGCACCGAGATCTCCATCAACTGGGTCTCCGGCCTGCAGAAGATCCGTTTCAAACAGCGCAACGGCAACATTCAGGACCATGGCTGCATGGTGCTGGATACCGCGGTGAGCGCCATCGCTCGCTAAGCCGCTGACAAATGGGGCGGAACGGCCCCATCCCAACACTATCTGACCAGACAAGGAGCCATATCATGGCCAAGACTACCCTGATCGCACGAGCGTACCGCTGGTTTGTCGGCGCGTTCGGAAACCTCTCTATCTCCCCGACCCTGGTGGCCAAGCTGGCTGCAGTACCCGCTGGCGATGTCATCGCGTTCGGTGACAAGGTGGAGCCCAACCTGAAAGTGGTGGGTGTGACGATGTTCAGCACTGCGCTGGGCGCGAGTACCACCATCACCGCCAAGATAGGCGACACCGTCATCATCAACGCCGAAGGCACGGTGACGGCGGTGGCCAAGTACATTCCGGTCGATGACCTGATGACCGGGCCTGACCAGGAGATCAGTCTCACGGTTGGCGGCGGCGCTGCGACGGGCACCGTCAAGCTCAAGCTGCATTACGAGGTAGTCGGCAACCTGTAAGGCTGCCGATCACTGTCCGCCCGGCCCTGTGCCGGGCTTTTTCGTTTCTGAATAGGAGTCATCGCCATGAGCGACAAAATTGCCGTGGTTTACATCGGCGACAAGCCGAGTAAGAAGGATACCGTCACCGGCAGCCGCCTGGTGTTCCCGCGCCACACCGCTGTTGATGTGGAGAGCCACATCGCCATGCAGCTGCTGGAGTTCCCCTCTGTCTGGATCCGCCATGAGGCACTGGCAGGTGAGCTGGAGCGGCAGGAGTCTATTTCCCAGGCGGCAGCCGAGGAGCTGGAGCGCCTTGCTGCAGAGCAGGCCCGCCTGGCGGAAGAGCAGAGCATGGTGGTCGGCGATCGCGATCTGGCCAAGATGACCTCTGCCCAACTGGCCACCCTGGTGGAAGGGGAAGATCTGGATATCGAGCCGCAGGGCCCGCAAGAGAAGGTGCCCGAATACCGGGTGCGCGTGCGTGATGCCCTGAAGGCCAAGCTGGCAGAGCAGGGGGAATAACATGCAGATGGTGTCGCGTGAGCAGTTCCTGCCCACCGTCAGGCTGCACATCACCGGCCCGCTCGAAGTCATGCTGGGTGAGGCCGTCACCGAGGCGGCCATCACGTTCTGCCGGGAGTCAGCGCTGATTACCCTTGACCGACTGCTGCCCAGCGCTTCAGCTGGCAGCCTGGTGGAGGTCTGCAACATCAGCGGGATGACATCGTGCAACGTGCTGCACCTGACCGGTGAGGGAGGTGAGCCATTTGTCAGTGGGCGTGACTACTTCGCCATGTCTGCCAATGAGCTGAGCATCCTGACAGATCTCAGCAATGTGCGGATCTGGTATGTGGCTGCCCCGGTCAAGAACGCCACCGAGCTCCCAGCCCAGCTCTACCACGATCACGCCGATGCCATTGCCCATGGCGTCGCTGCTTTGCTCTACGCCCAGCCAGACCGCCCCTGGTCTGACCCTAAGCGTGCAGGGTACCACCGAGCTGAGTTCGTCGAGGGGTGGAGGCGCGCCGGCCGGTTCCGCAAAGAGCACAGTGCCCCGACCCAAGTTGAATTCCACAACCCGCCCCGCAAACACTCTTTTTTCTAAAGGACCCCACACATGGCAACAGTTACCGTTGACTCGATCCTGAAGCGGGTAAATACCCTGCTCAACGATCGCACCTGGGTTCGCTGGCCCAAGCAGGAGCTGCTGGACTACTACAACGATGCTGCCAAAGCGATCGTGTTGATGCGTCCGGATGCTCACACCAAGAACGTTCAGTTCAACTGCGCCGCTGGCACCAAGCAGAGCTTGCCGGCTGATGCCCTCCGGTTGATCGAGGTGCTTCGCAATGCCGATGGTAAGGTGATCCGCTTCGTGCCACGCCGTGCGCTCGATGACAGTTACCCGGACTGGCATGCGGGCAAGGATGGCACCAGTGTGGCGGCCTACACCTATGACGATCGGGATCCCAAGAACTTCTATCTCTACCCGGGCCCCGCCGCCGCAGTGAAGGTGGATGTGATCTACTCCGTAGCGCCGCAATCCAAGGTGCTGGCTGATGTGGAGAATGCAGGCACGCCGGCACTGGCCGATCTGGATGATATCTACATCAACCCCCTGATCGACTTCATCATGTACCGGGCCTTCTCGAAGGACTCCGAATACAGCGCCAACTCCAATCGGGCGGTCGGCCACTACAATGCCTACCTGCAGCAACTGGGTGAGAAGACCCAGGTTGATACCAACATGGAGCAGCGCAAGACCGAAGGCTTCTCCCGCGTGACCGGGCAATAAGGGGGCGTCATGGCTGGAGTGTGGAAGCGTGACGGCATGGTTGCTGTCACCAACGGCAGCAAGAAGGTGACCGGCACCGGAACAACCTTTGCAGACACCAAGAACGGGGTGGCCAAGGGCCACCTTTTTTGTATCACCAGCGGCACCTCGGTGGATTTCTATGAGGTGGACTACGCGGTATCGAACACCGAGCTCTATCTGGTGCAGGCCTATCGTGGTGTGACTGCCACAGGCAAAGCCTACGAGATCATCACGACCTTTTCTGATTCTGTTCCGGAGTTCGCCCGTCGCCTGACGGCCACCCTGAGTGCCTATCAGCAACAAAGTGATGCCTTCCAGGCGCTGCTGACGAGCAATGCAGCCACTATCGAGGTGACCGCGCCGGATGGCACCAAGCAAACGCTGATACCCTGGAAGCGCGTGACCAGCGAGGGTGAAGGCCAGGCCACCCGCGCCAAGGCGGAGGCGGACAAGGCCGCCGCTTCTGCCGCTGCTGCTGCCGCGGCGGTGCTGGCGGCGCGGCTGCCGACCCCGGATGTGTCGATCCCGTTCTCTACTGACGGACGCATGACGCACGGCAAAGGGGCTTCCGTGCTGGTCGGGACGATCCCGGTTGCCCAGCTTGTCACCTATGAGCGCCTGGGTTCGCAGACCATGATCGACAAGTCGGGCCGACTGGTGACAGTACCCGCCGGAGAGATGGCCATCGAGCAGCAGGGGCTGGCTATCTTCGGTCAGTCTGTGAACATGTTTGCCCCGAGCATCAACTGGGTTGCGTCGGCCAATGCTGCCGCCGCGTGGACCCATGGGGCCGTGGATGCGTCCGGGTGGATTGCTGTGAGCGGAACGGGCGACCCGGGTTCTACGGAAGGTTCATATAAGGACTTCAATGCCCCGACAAAAGATACGCCTTACACATTCAGCATGGATGTGCGGAAAACCCCCGGCCTCAATTTCCGCCTTCGTGCTTATGGCGCCAACTTGGGTCTTGATGTGGCACTGACGGATACGAATGTAACGGGGGCAAATGCCGCAGAGGTGGTGACGGATATGGGGTCGTATTGGCGGGTCGAAGTGACCCGCACTTTCGTTAGCGACACGTCCCGTATTTTCCGGTTTTACCCCTTCGGTACGAATGTTGGCACGACGGGTTCTATGACCTATCGCCGCTTCCAGGTGGAAGCCAAGCCGTTCGCCACGCCCTATATCGAGAATGCCACATCAGCGCAGACAACCCGCCCTGCGACAACGCGATGCGACTTCCCGTGGTTGGGGAATATGCAACCGCTGACAGATTGGCAGGAGTTAACTATTTCATGGGAGTTCGACACGGCGGGGGTTCCAGCATCACCCGCAAGCCATACAATTCTCACTCAAGGTAGCGGGGCAGGCTATCTCCTGGTTCGCCTCGACGCCAATGGCCTTCTTCGCTTCTATCGTTCGGCAGGCGCCACGCATCAACCCGCCCTTGTGCCTCGCCGCCGATATAAAATGTGTTACCGGATCAACCGCAACGCGTGTGACTTGTTTATCGACGGGGTAAGGGTTGGTGGAAGCATAACCGCCTCCCCGGTAACACCTGGGTTGAACGATATGCTGCGACTCGGTTATGCCTCCTCCCCGGATCAATGTCTGAATGGCCACCTGCGCAACATCAATATCTGGAACTCGCCGCTGACGGACGCCCAGTGTGTGGCGGCCTCACATCATGACCCGCCACTACTGCACGGGGCTTGGCCCCGTCTCACCCGATGCTAACCGCTGCTGCAAGCAGCACGACAACGACTATGGCGCCAAAGGCACGGTATCCCGTGCCGAGGCTGACAGGCGCTTGCGCCACTGCATGATTGCCCAGCGCAAGCCGCTGCTGGCTTGGCTGTTCTGGGCCGCCTGCCGCGCTGGCGGCTGGTATTTCTGGAAGGAGAAGACCCATGATTGATCTCTACCTCAAGGCGGGCAGCAAGTCAGCCATGACGCTGGCCCTAAAGACGGCTGGCTTTATCCAGGATCCCGACAGCGGGGCGCTCTATCACCCTGACGCAGCGCTCGATGTGATCGGCACCATCTACCAGCCCACCGGCGAAACCACCCTGGTCGATGGCCAGGAGGTGCCTGTCACCGCCCCGGTGTCTGGCTACCATGTCAACGTGCGCACCACCTCTGATGAGCTGGCTACGGCCCTGGATGCCCAGCGCACCTACCCGGTGACGCCCGTGCGAGTGTGGGCCTGAGTTCGGCGCTTGCCTCCGAGCGCGCCCAGCGTTAGGATTTACCCATCATGGCCCCGCTCTCCCGAGTGGGGCTTTTTCGTTTCTGCCTCTCCGAGATCCCCATGCCCGTACTCGATATCGTCACCATGCGAGGGACTATGCCGCGCGTGGAGCCACACCTCTTGTCTGATGAAGTCGCGGTGATTGCGCGTGACTGCCATTTTGACCATGGCGTTATCTCCCCGCTGGAGGATGACGCCAGTGCTGGTGTGGAATTGCCCATCGTGCCTACCACCCTTTTTCACTATGGCCAGCACTGGTTTGCCTGGAACAAGGTGGTGGAGGCTATTCGCTCCCCAATCGCTCAGGACCCGTATGGCCGGGTTTACTACACGGACGGCGAATATCCCAAGGTAACCCATGCCCAGATCGCCACTGGCGGCAGCAACAAGCCGACGGCGTGGTATCGGTTAGGCATTCCAGCCCCTGGTGTTCCGGTCGGGATTGGTGCCATCACTCCGCCTGTTGGTGGAGTGGATGATGATCTGACCGATGACGAAACCCGCTTCTATGTGGACACCTTCGTCACTGCGATGGGGGAGGAAGGCCCCCCTGGCCCGGCCAGTGGAAAGGTGAACATCGGGATCCCGGGATCATCTGTTGCTTTGATGCTCAGCCCGCCGAACGCCCAGAACAGCAACATCACCAAGCGGCGGATTTACCGGTCGGTGTCCGGTGGTGGCCTTGCTGATTACCTGCTGGTTGCCGAGCTGCCGATCGCTCAAGCGTCGTTTGTCGATATCCGGGTAGATGGGGAGCTGGGAGCCGTTCTGGAGACCTACGACTACACCATGCCGCCTGATGGCATGCGCGGCATGTGTCAAATGGCGAATGGCATGTGTGCGGGGTTTGCTGGCAACTCCCTCTACCTGTGCGAACCCTACCTTCCCTACGCCTGGCCGGAGAAGTACCGACTGACCACCGAGCACGACATTGTCGCGATCGCCGCCATCGACACCACATTGGTGATCGGGACCAAGGGATACCCTTATCTGGCCCAGGGCGTGAGCCCGGCATCCGTGACCACCCAGAAGCTGAGCCAACTGCCGCAAGCCTGCATCAGCGGGCGCTCAATGGTCGCCATGGATGGGGTGGTGCTCTATGCCTCCCCGGACGGGCTGGTAGGCATCGGCGCCAACGGTGGGCAGGTAGTGACCGAGCAGATCATCACCCGCAAGCAGTGGCGCACCATGAAGCCTGAAACTATGCGGGCATGGCACCACGAGGGCAAATATGTGGGCATGACTGACACTCACGCATTCATCTTTGACCCGAAAAGTGGCGACTTGCGTGAGCTGACGAACCGGTGGGATGCGGCTGTCTCCGATATGGAGAGCGACTCCCTCTACGTTGCCAAGGGCCGAAGCTTGCAGATGTGGCGGGGCGGGAGCGCCAGCAATGGCCAATTCATCTGGCGGTCGAAGCTCTTCATGGTGCCAGAGGGAACGTCTTTCAATTGCTGCCGGGTGTTGGCTCAGGATGTTGGCTTGGTCGGGATCAAGTTGTTCGTTGACGGGGAGCAGGTGATGGAGCTGTCCCCTGGCAACCTGGTGCCCGGGGCGTTCAGGTTGCCCCCTGTGCGTGGCCGGTTCTGGCAGATAGAGGTCTTCGGTACCTCGGTGGTGAGCCGCATCACTCTCGCGAGTAGCATGGCGGAGATGGTGATCTGATGGCCAAGAAACCCGCATATCGAGCAGGCCGAGACCAGGCGGCTACAGCAGAAAACGTAGAGCTGCTCACTGGGCAGCGTGGCGATCGCCTTGATAAGGCCGTCACGTTCAGGGAGCTGGCGGCGTTGGGGTTGTCTACGCTGCGCCCTGGTGCTGGCGGCGTTTATGTCCCCGGCAAGAACCCAGACCTTTTCCCTCCGGGCCAGATGGAGTTTCCCCACGCCCCGGTCAATGTGATCGCCAATGGCGCATTTCACACGGTCCTGGTGGAGTGGGATCCGCCGCAGTACCGGGGGCATGCTCACGCCGAGATATGGCGAGCTGAGAGTGACAACCAAGCCGAGGCCACCCTGGTGGGGACCTCTTCGGCCAATCTCTTCTCTGACGCCATTGGCAAGGGCGCCGCGTTTTACTACTGGGTGCGCTTCGTCAACGGCAAGGATGACAAGGGTCCCTTCCAGGGTATGCAGGGCGTTAAGGCTGAAACCAGCCGGGATGTGCAGGACATTCTCGACGAACTGCAGGGGAAGATAGAGGAGAGCCACCTGGCCCAGGCGCTGCTGGGGCCCATAGAGCAAGTTCCCCAACTGCAGCTGGATATTACGATCCTGAAGCCAAAGGTTGATGAGATCGAGGTCATTCGTCCCAAGGTCGCCGCCATCGAGGACAAGATCCCCAGTATTGAGCAGGAGCTGGCCGGGCTGGATGAGCGCCAGAAGGTAGCTCAAGAGCTGCTGGATGATGCCCAGCAGCAGTTGGGGATGTCGAGCATTGAGCTCGGACTGGTGCAGGATCGCTTGAATGCGAAGCTCGATAAGTACAGGGGGGATTTCGACTCGTTCCGCGATGCGGTGTTTGTCGTCGATCCTGAAAACGGCAGCATCACCATGGATGCGGTCAATGCGGTGCGAGATGAGCTTCACACTTCCATTACTGAAGTGCAGCAGGAGCTTGATGCCGTCGCCGGCCAGATCAGCAGCAAGGCAGACAATGTCACCGTTGACGGCCAGGGCTCGCGAATCACAGAGGCAGAGCAGCGCATCAACGGCTTGGACGCCAGCCTGAGCCAAACCGTCACCCGGGGGGAGTTCACAGGCGAACAGCAGCGGGTCACCCAGATCGGGCAAGAGCTTGATGCTACAAAAGGGGAGCTGACTCAGAAAGCGACCAAGCAGGAGGTGGATGCCCAGGGTGTGCGACTTGCCAATGCAGAAAGCAAACTGACGGTGCATACCGATGAGCTGAGTTCCCAGGCGCAGCGCCTTGATGGGCTGACGGCCCAGATCGCCCAGGGCGACGAGACTCTTCAGGCCAGCATCACTGAGCTGGCACGGGTCTCGGCGGAAAGCGATCAGGTGACAGCACAGCGGGTCAGTGGACTCGAAGTGAGGGCGGAGACATCAGAGGCCAAGATCCAGGCGCTCGAGGAAATCATCGAAGATGACGGCGGCATCACTGCTGGCCGCTTCGACGCGATCACTGCGGAGCTGGATCTGCAGCGTGGACAGGATGATGACAACGCATCTGCCGCTATCGATGGTGCCCTGGCCGTGGATGAGCGCGACCGGGAGACCAGGAAGGCATTCGGTGCCATCCGTACAGAGCAGAGGGTAATCCTGACGGAGCAGCAGGCCCAGGCTCAGCGCACAACAGGCATGGAAGTGAAGTTTGAGGCGAAGGATGCCGCAACCCAGGCCAGGATCTCGTCGGTTGAGAGGGTGACCTCTGATGCAGATTCGGCACTGTCACAGCGCATTGATAACGTCACAACGGAGTTCAAGGCGGCTGATGCTCAGGCCAATGCCGATATCAGGTCGCTGGCACAGTCGAGTGCCACCGCGGACGAGGCCCTGTCCTTGCGCCAGGACCAGTTGGCTGCGACGTTCTCGAGCACGACGGCAGAGCTTGCTGCAAACATCACTCAGGAGGAGTCGTCCAGGGTCACCGCTGATGAGGCCATTTCGAGGCGAGTGTCCGAAGTGGAGGCGCAGTTCAGCAGCGACCTCGAGGATACGAATGCGAGGGTTGCGGCCGAGGAGCTGGCTCGGGCAACAAAAGATGAGGCGCTTGCCCAGCAGATCAGCACTGTAGATGCTGCGTTCAAGGCCGCCGATGCGGCGCTGTCTGCCTCCCTCTCCGAGTCGAGCAAGGCCCTGGCAGATGCAGACCGAGCGCTTGGTGAACGGATCAGCACCCTTGATGTGACGGTCGGAGAGAACTCGGCCAGCATCACCGAGCTCCGGCAGGCCGTGGTGAGCAATGAGGAGTCGCTCAGCCAACGCCAAGACAAGATGGAGTCGGAGATCGGTATCGGTGCCATCAGCCAGGTTGAAGGTGCCCTGACCGGGGATGAACGCGACCGGGAGAACCGAAAGGCTCGCGGTGTCATTCTCCAGCAGCAGAGCACGCTGGCGAATCAACAGGAGGCGCAAGCCAGGACTGTTGAGCAACTGACCGCTGAGTTTGATGCTGAGAATGCGGAGATCAGGGCGCAGATCACCAATGAGCAGTTGGTTCGATCAACGGCAGATGAAGCCCTGGCACAGAAGACATCTGTGCTTGAGGCGCAAATCGAGGGGGTGGAACAGTCCCTCTCAGCCAGTATTGCCGAGGTGGCCAGGGTCAGCGCTGATGCTGATGCCGCCATGACCGAGAAGCTGAATCAGCAACAGTCCACAATGCAAACGGCGGATGCTGAGCTTTCTAGTCGCATCAATGAAGAGGCAACCACCCGGGCTGATGCCGTCGAGTCGCTGGCCACTCAGATCCAGCAGGTAACGGCAAACTATCAGCAGGGAGATCAGCAACTCCAAGGCCAGATCACGGCAGAGTCAGTCGCTCGTGCCGATGCGGTTCAAGCCCTTGGCAGTCAGATAAATACGGTGTCAGCTGTTGCGGGTAGCAAAAATAAAACGTTCTTCCAGGCCACAGCTCCTGGATCTGGGATGGGCACCGGCGACCTGTGGTTTGATACTGCCAGCAATAACCGGCCATACCGTTACAGCGGTACTGCCTGGATAGCCACCGACGACCCGAGGATTGCCGCCAATGCTGCGGCCGTGCAGCTCCAGAGTCAGGCTATTGCCGACCTGCAAAGTGGGGCCCAGGCAATGTGGACGGCTAAAGCCAGCGCGGGCCAGATCACCGCCGGGATCGGCCTGATTGCCAATTCGGACGGCACCAGCCAGGTGGCAATCTCTGCCAGTCAGGTTTTTGTATTCGACCCGAACAGCTCAACACCGATGGCGCCACTTTTCGCTATCGACAATGGCCAGGCCGTGATTGCAGAGGCCATCATCCGCAAGGCCACCATTCAGATCCTGAACTCTGAGAAGATCACCGCTGATTATGTGAAGGCCGGGGTCAGCATCAGCTCGCCGTTGATCAACGGAGGTCAGATTGACATGGGCAATGCCTTCATGGCTGGCGGTGCTGCAGGTTTTGGTAAGGGTGGGCCATACGGTGGGTGGGGGTGGGGTTGGCACACCATCATCTATGCAGATGGCGGGATCTATACCAACCGACTCCATGCCGAGGGCGGCTACGTCAGAAACATGACTATCGGCAACTGCACGATTGATGAGGATTGTGTGGTGAAGGGGACGATTTACGCCAACAAGATTGTTGGGGATGTTATCTCGGCCAAGACTGTACCGATCGCCGGTGGTAACTATGGTAGTGGCACTCACATCCTGGCTTCCGCGACGGTAGTCGGCAGCCGAACTAAGTCGGCGACGTTGATGGTTACAGGGCTTGGCGTTGTGGCGTATGCGCGGGGAGGGTATGTTCCGGGAGGCAATGATCATGACACTGTTGCTGTGGTTTCAGGGACATTGGAGATTCTGAACACCAGTGGCGCGGTTGTGCTGTCCATTCCATTTTCAAGCAGTGGCAGTGGTAGCGGTAATCTAGGCATCAAAAGGGTTCCGCTCAGTGTGGCAGGCGGATTCGCGGCCGGTACGGAAGCGGCGACACTGTCAGTCCGAATCAACATATCAGCGTCCTCTGGAGGAGGTGGGGCAGAAGCCTACGTCATCGTGCCGGCGCAGAGCGTTGTGTTCATGCTGGTACCAAATGGCAGCCAATTTTATTGAAGAGGTAGTTTGAACAAATTAAATCGAATATCAGCCGATACCGGCCACCCCAACCTATCCGCCGAACTGCACGACGCCATCCGAAACCGGGTGGCGTTTTTGTTTGTGCGTGGTGATGACGGTTTTGTGCTTAAGCCGCAGGCCGAGGATGGTGTGATCGGCGTCCTGGTCTGGGTGGGGTGGGGAGATGGTGGGGCGCCTGAACGGCACCTGCCGGAAGTGAAGCACCTGGCGCGCCTGATCGGGGCACGCTGGCTGCGCTTCCACTCGGCGCGTAAGGGGTGGCTCAGAGTAGCGCCGAAAATGGGGTGGGTGCGCCAGCTTGACGACGCTGACGGGCTCTATGTGTTTCAGATCAACTTGTGAGGTGTGGGTGATGGGCAAGGGCGGTTCGAACGAGATTAAGGAGACCGAGGCTCAAAAGGCGGCCGCCGGTGTGGCCATTGAGCAGTGGGATCTCTACAAGAACGACCTGCAGAAGTACGAGGACCTCTTCATGGAGAAGGTAGATGACCTCAACAGCGAGGGGGAATTCAACAAACTGGCGGGCACCGCAGCGCTTGGCACCGCGAAAACTTTTGGCGAGGCCCGAGCTGGCTTGGCTGATTCCATGGCTGCCAGCGGGGCAGACCCGACCAGTGGCCGGTACCAGGAGGCAATGGAAAGCCTGGCAACTGACCAGGCCCTGAGTCAGACCGATACCGCCAACAGGGCGCAGTCCAGCCAGCAGGACAAGCATGTGGCAGGCCTCAAGGATGTGGTGAGCATTGGCGCAGGGCAGAAGGCTGAATCCATGGCTGGTATGGGCGATGTGGCCACAACCAGCTTGCGCAAAGCAACCAGTGATGCACAGAGCTCGTTCCAAAGTCAGCAGGCGACGGCTGGTTTGGTGGGGACCCTGGCAGGAGCCGCCACCTCGTATGGGCTGGCCAGCATGAAAGCGCCGGCTGCAACGGAGATCAAGAAAATCAGCCCTACAGCATCGGTGCTGCAGGGCAAGGGTTATTAAGGGGGATCCATGGGTTACGCAGCAGACACATACGCCAAAATCACCCGAGAGCAGTACCAGGACTGGAAGACGCGCTTCTATCCCAAGCAGCAGGAGCTGATGGAGTTGGCCACCAACGGCCAGTTGCTGCGGGAGCAGCTGGGGCGGGTGGATGAGAACAACGCCAACGCGCTCCGCTCTGCTCAGCAGGCCACGGCCAACCGCAATGCGCGGATGGGGCTTGGTACCAGCAGCAACGCCAACGATAACAGCCAGGGGCTGCGGATGGCGCTGATGACGGCGGGTACCGAGAACGGCCTTCGTGAACAGGAGCAGACCCGACAAATGGGGATCCTGACCGGCGCGGATGCGGGACTGCGTGAGGCAATTAAAACCGGAGGGGGTGTGTGATGGGGTACGGCATTTTGGATATCGGCGGTCAGACTCGCCAGCAAGGTCTGGCGGGCTTGCGCGATGCTGCCAACCGAGAGTCGGAGATGGAGGCTGCCAACAAGAGTCTCAAGACCGCTCGCAAGGGGCAAACCCTGAGCACAATCGGTACTGGCGCATCGATGGGCGCCATGTTGGGCATGGCGGGTTCACTCGGTGGCCCTCTGGGCGCACTGGCAGGTGCTGGGGTTGGGTTTCTGGCAGACAGCTTGTTTTAAGGAGGCATGATGAGCGTATCGGGATTGGCGGAAGGTTTTCTGGCTGGCTTCAACACCATGGATCGCTATCAGCGGGGCCAGAAAGAAGATGAGCGGATGGAAAAGTCCATGGGCCTGCGCGATGCCATGTGGCAGAACGAACAGGAGCGGCAGAAAGTGGCAGATGAGCGCTACCAGAGCGAGCGGGCGTACAGCGAGGGGCGCGACAAGCTGGCAGATGCAAGGTATGACAAGCAGTTCGCCCTCACCGAGCGGCAGATGAAGGAGTCCGAGGCGCGAGCCGGTGCTGCTGAGCGGCGAGCGGCGGCACAGGAAGCTCGTCAGCAGCAGGAGTACGAGTGGCAAAAAGACCTGCGAGACAAGCAGCTTTTCCAGCAGGAGAATCTGCCGATTATCCAGTCTGGCTGGCAGGCTGTGACCGAAGGCAAAGACCCGGGCCAGCAATTCTGGAGCGTGGTGCGCGACCCGCGCGCAGGCTCATTCAATCCGGAGCGCTATCTGCAGCAGGACTACGCCGAGGCTGGCAAGACTTTTGTCACCCATGCGGGCAACCTGGTGCGCCAGGCGCAGGAAGGAAAACTGGATCCAACTACGCCCGAGGGGCACGCTGCCGTCAATAACCCTGACTTCATCAAGGCGGCCGGCACCCTCTATCAGGATGAGGTCAGCAAAGGCGTGGGCGACATCGATCCGGAAAGCGGCAAGACCATCACCGGCAAGCAGTTGAACAACATCATGATCACCCCGGACGGGCGTGGCGTGGTATTGGGAGTGGAAGTCACCTATGACGACGGCAGCAAGGGCGTGCGTCCGGTCACCAACAACCGCACTTCCGCGCCTGACGATCACCCCAAGGTCATCCCCATCAACGACTTCTTGAAGCCGGCATACCAGCGGGCGGCACTGGCCAAACACATGATCGGCAATGCCGACCAGTTGCGGACTTCCCTCGGTTTAACGGCTGGTCCAGACCAGGCTGGCTACAAGAAGGCGGTCACCGAGCTGGAGAAGCAACACGGCCAGAACAGGGCGCGCATATCCGCCAGCAACGCCGAGGACAAGGATATGCAGCTTGAAGCGCTGGATGCCCAGCTGGAGCAGAGCAAGGCGGCGCTGGCAGATACCTTCGGCATGACCTCCAAAGCTGAGGAGCAGAAGGTGGGTGCCCCTATCAAAGAGTGGACTGGTGGCGATCCCGAGCGCCTACAGTTCGTCAAAGAGGCGAACCAACATGGCAAGCTGAGCAGCCTGCTGGACTCCCCGGCCAGGATGAACACGGCCTTTGAGCTGTGGCGCCAGCAGGCGGCCAAACAGCGGCAGACTGAGCAGGCAGCCGTCACGGCCAATCGACTCCGCGACACGGAGACCAACGCCTATCAGGCAATGAGCCTAGCCCAGGCCCGCCGATAGTTGCCTTTCACCCACCCCAGCGTTAGCATCTCTCCATCGTCGGTCAGTCTGCATGCTGATCGCCCCATCTCAAAAGCCCTGATCGGTTCGCCGCTCGGGGCTTTTCTTTTGCCCGAAAGCCGAGGACATCATGGACAAGCCTGGACTGCGTGACGCCCTGCCGCAACCGCGACAATCTGACACCCGTAATGACCCCTTCTGGAGCACGCTCGATAGCAGCCTGTCTGCCGCAGCGGCTGCACCACCCCAGCCAGCCGAGCCTGTAGCCAAGCGTGATCTTGATGTAGGCCTAGGCGATGTCGCCCGCGGGGTGGGTGCCGGCGCACTGGATCTCGTGGGCGGCATTGGCGAGCTGGCACGGCAGGCCAGCAACTTCGGCAAGGAGAATGCCGGGAAGCAGGGTGGCGACTACCTGGAACAGTCCCGCGCCAACTTGGCCGGCAAACTCAGTCCTGTGCTGGACTTCGTTGCTGGAGCGGGTGATCTGGCAAAGTCTGGCGCCGAGTCGCTTTCCGAAGGCATGAGCCCTGATGCCAAAGAGGCCATGAGCCGCCGACTGGTCGATGAAACGCCGGAGGGACGCTTGACCCTGGGGGATGGCGCGGGGGACATCGATGTCTGGGCCATGAAGATGGCGCAGGGGGTTGGCTCCTTGCTGCCGACACTGGCGGCAGGCGGGGTGACAGGGTTGGCCGCCAAAGCCTCTATTGGCCGCGCTGTCACCGCATCCATGGTCAAGCGTGGCGCAACCCAGGAGATAGCCGAAGCGGTTGCCGCCAAGGCCGTGTCCAAAATTGCCACCGGCGCCGCCGTCACCACTGGTGCGACCGGGTCAGTCGGCAGTGCGGGGGTGAACACTCGTGACACCGTTCTGGGCATGAGCTTTGACGAGCTGGCGGCCAGCGACACCTTCCGCCAGGCCTTCACTCGCATCGACCAAGATCAGCAGACTGAACTCCTCTCCGATGAGGAGAAGCTGGCGCTGGCCCGGGAGGAGACGGCCAACCTGGCCAGTCGTGCCACCATGAGTGATGCCAAGACCTGGGGAGCCGCCGCCATGGGCTCCATGATGGGCGATGCCATGTTGTTCAAGATGCTGGCTGGCAAAGCGGCCGCAGGTGGTGTGCTGAAAGGGGCAGTCAAAGGGGCTGTTGGTGAGGGGGTCGGTGAGACCCTGGAAGAGGGGGTTCAGCAATACGCCATCAACGAATCATTGAGCGATGTGGCTGCTGCCGATATCGATCCGATGAAGGGGGTGGTGTCGAGCGCGATCGAGGGCGGCTTGATCGGGATGGGCACTGGCGGCGCAGTGGGCGCTGTTGGTGGGGTGCGGGGCGGCAAGCATGTCAACCAACAGGAGGAAACCGCAGCAGATCCAGTTATCGACCCCACCACGCCGGTGATGGAGGCGGTGGGAGACCCTTCAGTGGATCCGGTGCCTACTTCCGGCCCGGCTCAAATGACCGAGCAAGAATCAGAACTGGCTGCTGATGTTGATGTTCTGGAGATGCCATTGCAGGGCGGCGGGGAGCAGAACCCTCTCGGGCCAAGCCCCAGCCAGTTCGACGAACTGCGTGACGTGCCTGCCTATCTGCGTCACGACGATACCACCGAGCGATTCAAGGGGATGGCCCAGGATAGCGAGGTGCAGCGAGCACTGGCGGGGGAGTTTGGCCCCTCAGTGCAGGAGCTGGTCACTACCCAGATCCAGGGGGGTGAGCAGGGCAAGAGTCTCTATGAGCGTGTACTGGCTGGTGAGCTGGGGGCGGATCCCTTCGCTGGCAACAAGAGTGCACTGCAGGTGGCGACGGAAGGACAGCGCCCTGCCTTGCCGCTCAAGGATGTGATCTTTGCCGGTGACGCCAATGCCAAGCGCAAAGGGGACGGGGTGTCCGCGCCGGGGGATCACGATGATCGCCAGTCCGGCCCAGGCCCGCAGTTTCGTGGCAGCGAGCGCACCCGGTGGCAGAGCGGGCAGGAGGGTGATCTGCTCCCGCCTGAGGTGGTTACGGAGCAAGCCAGTATCGCACTGCCTGTGGCGGCCATTGAGGGGGAGGGGCGTGAGGTTGGCTCCGAGCTCCCGCATCGCGATGTGATCTATGGCGGCGATCAGCGCCAGCCGGATGCAACGCCGATCAAGGAGGGTGTGCCTGCCGGCACGGAGACCGACTCTATCTTTGGCCCGCTCAGGACCATTCGTATTACCCGCAAAGGCAAGCCGTTCGCCAGTGAGAAAGAGGCCGCCATGGCCAGCCGCAAGGGCAAGGAAACCCCGGTTCCCCTCAATGGTGGTGGTTTCGGTGTGGCAGAGATTGCCGAGGTAGAGCAGGTGAGGGCCGAACAGCCCACCCCCAGCCAGCCCCAACAACTCGCACCGGCCGTCGATACCGGCTACCGCGATGTTATCCCTTCCAGCGAACAATCCGAGGTGACCCATGGCCAGCCTACCCCGATACCTGAAATCAGCAGTGAGCGATCAGGTGATCAGCCTGGCGCAGGCGATCCGGTTGCAACAGGTGTTGGACAAACCCCTGCCGAACTCGCGGAGCGAGCTGGACCCGGAGATCCGGCAGATGGCGCTCCTCTTACACCTTTACCTGTCACCCAACCAGGAGAGGAAAATGCACTGACAGCCCCGGCACCTGCCGGGGTTGCTGTATCTGAAGGGGGGCAACCTGAGCAAGCCCGCGCGACTGCTGGGCCAGCGGCGGCGCCGACACCCTGGTCGGGGATGATCGATAACCCTGACGGCACCATCACCCTGGAAGGGGAAGTGGCGGCCCTCAAGTTGTGGGCGAAGGATAACGGCGTGAAGGCGATCCCTAGCAAGGGTGGCCTGGTAGTGTCCACGACATCGGTAGAGAAGGTGCGACAGCTCACCACGCCTGCCACCAGTGAACCGGTGCGGCAGATTGAAGCGGCCCGCGCCGAGGTAGCGCCGGAGCCCACCAAGGCACAGAGAGAGGCTGGGAACTACAAGAAGGGTCACCTCAAGCTGCAGGGGCTGGACATTGCGCTCGAGAACCCCAAAGGCTCCACCAGATCCGGTACCGATCAGGATGGCAAAGTGTGGCAGTCAACCATGGCCCATGACTACGGCTACATCAAACGCACCCTGGGGGCGGACGGTGATCATGTCGATGTGTTCATCGGTGACAAGCCAGATAGCGAGACGGTCTATGTGGTTGACCAGGTTGACCCCAAAACCGGCAAGTTTGACGAACACAAGGTGATGATGGGCTTTTCCGATGAGCAGGCCGCCCGGGAAGGCTACCTTGGCAACTACGAGGCGGGCTGGAAAGGACTGGGTGCCATCAAGGCGATGCCGGTGGAATCGTTCAAGCATTGGGTGAGCGAGGGGGATACGAAGTCTCCGATTGCTACCCAGCCTGCTGGCAGTGCTGCGAAGTCGGTCCGCCTCTCAAAGCAGGCAATGGCACAAGGGGACAAGCCGGCCAAGCACCTGACCCGTAAAGAGGCTGAGCTGGTTTCCCATGGTTGGTTCAAGCAGTACCGGGGGGCGAGCGGCATCAAGGTGCAGATCCATGCCACCCAAGCAGAGCTTGAGGAGGCTCTGGTGCTGGACGCCAAGGAGGGATTGATCCGTCGCGCGGCGTTTGACGACGATGCCGGCACCCTGCACGTTGCTGCCGACACCATCTCCGACCCCAAGCGGATGCGCGAGATCCTGCGCCATGAGGTGCTGGCCCACTACGGCCTTGCCAACGTGCTGGGCGACGGGGAATACACCAAGCTGATGAGCCGCCTCATCCAGTCGCAGAAGGACCCCAGCATGAAGCCGGTGTGGGACTGGGTAAACACCCATTACGCCGACGAGGACATCGGCACCAAGGCCGAAGAGGTGGTGGCCCACCTCGCCGAACTGGAACAGGGGGCTTGGGGCCGTGGCTGGGATCGGGTTGTTGCTTGGGTTACCAGGGCGCTGCGAGCGGTCGGCTTTGTGCCTGATGGCATCACCGCCGCAGAGACGCGTTCCCTGATTGAGGGGCTGGGCAAGAAGCTGCAGCGCAACGGCCCAGATGATAACGGCCCTGATGGTGGCAAGAAGTTCAGCCAGGAGGCGGCGCAGCAAGCGAAAATGAGCCAGGAGGCTGGATCAGGTGTAGGCAAAAGCAGTCTGAGAGATGTAATCAAGTCGATTCGCGATTCCGGTGTGACAATATCAGCCACCGAGAAGAGTGGGGTTATAAACCTTGTCAAAATTTCTGTTGAAGAGCATGAGAGGGGGAATGGCAAGGGCACGTCAGCCATGCGAGAGCTCATGCGATACGCCGATCACACAGGCCAAGTAATTGCCCTATCTCCATCCGCCGACTTCGGTGGTAACAAAGCTAGGCTTGCAACCTTCTACAAGGGACTTGGGTTCATTGATAACAAGGGTAAAAACAAGGACTTTTCAATATCTGAGTCAATGTATCGCCCAGCAAAAGAAAAATCATCAGTTCGCCTTAGCCAGACCAACACCGCCGCAGACAAGGCCATGGGAAAGCTGAATCTCGGCGCAAAGCCCGACATCATCGACAAGTCCAAGGCCAATCTGGACAAGCTGCGTGCGCTGGATCGTGGCGTGGTGGAGTCCTGGGTTGATCGCGTCATCAAGAAGGCCAACACCGAGGTGCTCGACGCGCTGGCCCCCATCAAGTACGCCGAGGAGGCTGCCGGCATTACGGATGCTGCCGACTCCGGCTATGTGGCGGCACGGATGGCGACGGGGGCCGCCTCCACCATGCAGGCGACCATGCTCTACGGTCTGCCGGAGTGGAAGGATGGGGTGATTCAGCGCAAGTCGGGCACCGGAGAGAAGGATGCGCTGCTGGGCATCTTTGCTGACCTGGGGGCCGACCTGCATAACTGGCTGGGTTGGATGGCTGGCCACCGGGCCGAGCTTCTGCTGGCCCAAGGGCGTGAGAACCTTCTCGACGCCCAGGACATCGCGGCCCTCAAGGCTCAGGGTAAAGGCAAAGAGGCCAAATTCCTTGATGCCAAGGCGCGCTGGAACCGCCTCAACGCCGCCACCTTGGATCTGGCGCAAGAGGCGGGGTTATTCACCGCAGATGCGAGGGCGGAGTTCGAAAGCGAGTGGTATATACCCTTCTTCCGTGAATCCGACGACGGCGATGTGATCGCCCCCTTCAAGCCGAGGGGCATTGCCAACCAGAACGCCGGCATCAAGAAGCTCAAGGGAGGGGAGGCCAACACCAACGACCTGCTCGAGAACATCTTCACCTCGACCTCCAAGCTGATCGACGCCTCTATGAAGAACATGGCGGCTCAAAAGACGGTTTGGAACCTGGCCGACACTGGCATCATCGAGGTCATCCCGAAGCCAAACAAAATGGATTACCAGGCCCTTGCCAACAGCAAAGACAGGATCATGGTCAAGCTGGAGGGGGAGGACTACATGATCCGGGTTGAGGATCCGGACCTCTACCGGGCTATGACCTTCTTCGATCGCAAGCCGTTCGGCGCCATGGTCAATGTGGCAGCCAAGGCCAAGCGTGTCTTAACGGCAGGCATCACCGCATCCCCCGAATTCATGCTGCGCAATTTCCTGCGCGACTCCCTCTCCAGCTGGGCCATCAGCAAGGATGGCTTCAAGCCGATGATTGACTCCATCAAGGGGGTGAGGAAAACGTGGCGCATGGACGGAAGCACCATCGATGTGATGTTCAGCGGGGCCTCTTTCCTAGGCGGCTACGTGAATGGCAATGACCCGGAGGCCATGGCCGATACCGTGCGCAAGTCGTTACGCCGCAAGGGGATGACCCCGGAGCAAATCGCCCGCTACGAGAAGAGCATCATCCGCAATACGGCGCATGCCAAGGGCGTGGTGGCTGACGCATGGGAAAAATACAGCAGGGTGGGTGAGGCGATTGAAAACGGAAACCGTGAGGCCGTTTATGACGCCGCCATCAAGGCCGGAAAGAGCCACGCCCAGGCGGCGTTCGAGTCGAAGGACCTGATGGATTTCTCCATGCTGGGGGCATCACGCACCATGCAGGTCATGACCCAGGTTCTGCCGTTCTTCAATGCCCGGGTGCAGGGTCTTGGCAAGCTGACCCGCGAACTGCGAGACAACCCGCGAGCCATAGCCAAACGTGCAGGCATGATCACGGCTGCGAGCCTGGCGCTGCTGGCCCACAACTGGGACGATGAGCGCTATGAGGGGTTGCCGGACTGGGATAAAGACGCCAACTGGCACTTCTGGTTTGGTGAGCACCATTGGCGGATCCCCAAGCCGTTCGAGATTGGCGTGCTGTTCGGTACCATCCCCGAGCGCATGGTCCGGGCCCTGGGTGACAAGGACACCGGGGCCCAGTTCGGGAAGGCTGTAGCCAGGGCGATAGGTGATACCTTCGCCCTCAACCCGACCCCCCAGCTCGTCAAGCCGATGGTGGAGGCTGCATTCAACTATGACAGCTTCCGAGGTGGCCCCATTGACGGTCCGCAAGACCTGAACGTCCAGGCAGAGGCGCGTTACAACGAGCAGACCAGTCTGCTGATGCGCGAGCTGGGGGAGCTCACTGGCTTCTCGCCCAAGCAGCTTGAGCACCTGGTTATCGGTTACACCGGTACCATGGGCAGCTATGTGATGGCTGCTGCTGACGGTCTGATCCGGGCCGCCAGGCCAGGAGAGTCAGCAAGCTGGCGTGCCGACGAGATCCCGCTGGTGAAAGCGGTGTACCGCGGCACTGGCCCTGCAAAGTCCACTCAGCACATGGAGGAGTTCTACCGGATGCTGAACGAGGTGAACCAGCTCAAGCGCACCATTGACCAGTACCGCAGTGAGGGGCTAACCGATAAGGCCAACGAGCTACTGGAGGATCAGGGCGGGATCTTGAAGTCGCGCCGCAGCCTTAGCCGCACTCAACAGCAGGTCCGGGTGGTGCGCAACAAGATCGAGCTGATCCAGCGCGACCGCACACTGGCCGCAGAAGAGAAGCGCCGGCGCATTGATGAGATGCTGGCCCGCCGTAACGACCTGGTGTATCAGGCAGTCAACAAGAACAAGGCGAACTGGGAGTAAGTGGGAATTGCGGCCCTGGCTGAGCCTCTGTGATAGGGGTAATCTGGGGCCTTAACCGCTGAGGGCCCTGACCATGTGGATACTGCTTGCTCTGATAATGATGGTGGTGGCGCTGAAAGCGTTCAGTGTCAGCTTCACCCTGGCACTGATACCTTTTGCAGCAGGGTGTTGGTGTTTCAGCAAATCCAGCCGGAGCGATCTGGATGACTTTATGTCATTCAGCTTTTTTATTGCTCTGGTTGGATTTGCATTGAATGTGTTGATATCAGTTTGGTGAATGGCTAGTAGCAGCCATATTCGTTACAGGTCTGACTGAAAGCATTGCCATCACTATCTGTACCGTTGATGATGGTTGAATTTCCAACTCTTGTGGCAGTGCTGTTCCAAGAGTTACCATCAGCATCCTGTCCAGTGGTATAAGTACTATTACCAAGTCGTTGGCTTTGCTGATTCCAGCTTGATCCCGTGCTGGGGTTCTGTCCGTTGACATAAGTTGAGTTGCCAAACTTCTGGACGGTGTAGGTATTTCCACTATCGTCATAGCAAGTTTTTAGGCTGCCAGACCCAATACACTCTGCTGATACAGCACCGGAAAATATTAGCAGTGACGTTGCGATTGCAATAATGGAGCGCATCGGAACATTCCTTGTGTTATACGCGAAGCATTGATTCTGTCTCGTTTGCCTCTGTTCATCAATGACCAAGATCACGATGTTGACTAGGAGTTTTGTTTGTCATCGCCTATTGACGAAATTAGGTTGTCCAGAGTAATGTTCGCTGGAATCGAATGATTCCGCTCAGATGAGTGGGTTTTTAAAACCATAACCAGGAGATTGCCTTCATCCGGTTATGGCAAGCAGTACCTAATTTACTTAATTATGGCGCCACCTGTGCGCCAGCCGTGAACCATAACCTTTAAACAACTGTCTGCAAGTGGCTTCTCCACGTGTGGCGGTAACTTGCGTTATGGAGTTTTCACGATGACTATTCTTGCCAACATCTCCTCTCTCGAAGACCTGCTTCTTCATATCGACCTGTCACCTATAGACCGCCAACAGGCCGATGATCTGCTTACTGCCATTCGCAGCGCAGCTATCCAACTCGCACACCAAGAATCTCTGCATAGCAGTTCAACATAGAAGCCAGGTGTGGTTTAGGCAGCATCGCCGCCCGGTTGATCAGCCCCATGTGTTCATCATCTGACACGTGCCAGTCGGGATCGGCCAAGATGGCTTGAACCGAGATGCCCATAGCTGTCGATACCATCACTGCTTCAGCCAAGCCCATGAAGTCGTCATGGTGGGGGGAAAGCCATCGTGAAATGCTCGACCTGGGGATCGTCGTTAGCTTGCTGATGTGAGTTTGCGTCAGCTTGCGCTCCGCCAGTAGAAGGCGGACTTTCTGCTTCGTGCGATGGACATAGGCAAGGCTAGAGCTCGTCAAGTAGCGTTTCATGGGTGTTCCTTGTTTGGCGCCAACCCGTGCTCTAGATCATGGCTTTGTTATCTGTCTCAAATTTGGGACTCTTACGGTGCAAATGCTCAGTATTGGCACATAAGAGTCAGATAAATTGTAGGTTAAAAAATGAAGTCGAACGCACAGTGAAGTCAACGCCATCACCACCAGAAGCGACGGAGTGTTCGGTTGTATGACGAGTCACAGAGAACGGGTTTTTTCTTCAGCAAACAAGATGATAGGAGTAGGAGGGCAAAATTGTACTCCCGTGAGCCCGCAAAAAGTGGTAAATTCATGCGGTTACTGTATGGGCATACAGTTTTTCACAGTCGAGAGACTGGGAGAGCAAGGGGGAGATCGGATGGAATCACTACTAAGCGAACTGGAAGAGTTTGTTGAGACGCTGGACCTGGCGCCTGAGGAGGAGAGCAAGATCGCGCGCATTCTGGAAAAACTACGCGATGAAGCCACCGTGTCAGCGTGATGCGGAAGGATTCGGATTGGCCCGCCACTGTGCGGGCTTTTCTATGCGTGCTTGATACGAGATCCTGAGGGAAATTCTTGGGGCATTTTTGGGGCAAAACGAGGGGTAAAATGCGGGGGAATGCGGTGTTTGCTGGGGTATGAGTGAGGCCTAAAAAAGGGCCATAAGCCTTATGCCAAGCGGCTTGGCAATGGATCCTGATAGAAATCAGTCATTCCTTTGCCGATAATCCGGGGTCATAATATCGCAAACTGCACTTTCTCTGTAGCAAGGCCTGAGTGATGAAGTTATTTGTTAGAGATTTGACTGTGATCGATTCCAGCTATCTGTGCGAGCGTCGCGGCATGGTAGGGGAGAGCTGGCTGGTGGACATCGAGATGAGCGGCGAGCTCAACGAGATGAGCATGCTGCTGGACTTTGGTCGGGTGAAGAAGCTTATCAAGTCGATCATCGATGAAGAGGTGGATCACAAGCTGCTGGTACCGACCGAGAGCGCCCTGGTGCACATCCACCCCCTGGACGACGACGAGTGCACAGTGGATCTGCTGCGCCCGGGTCGCTCCATTCACCTGCGCTGCCCGGCCCAGGCGTTTGCCTTCATTCCCGCCCCCCAGGTGGACAAGGAGTCGGTGACCCGCTATCTGCTGGCGGTGCTGGCCAAGCGCTTGCCTGGCAACATCAAGGATCTCTCCCTGACCCTGCGTCAGGAGCAGATCGAGGGTGCCTTCTACCACTACAGCCATGGTTTGAAGAAGCACGACGGCAACTGCCAGCGCATCGCCCACGGCCATCGCTCTCCGGTCGAGATAGAGGTGGACGGGGCGCGCAACGAAGAGCTGGAGCTGAACTGGGCCGAGCGCTGGGCCGACATCTATCTCGGCACCCTGGAGGACAAGGTGGCCCTCTCCGAGCTGGAATTGAGCGAGCTGGCCAAGGCCGAGCTGGGAGAGCATCACCTCGGCTTCAAGTACACAGCGCCCCAGGGGCTGTTCCAGCTCGCCATGCCGGCCGCCGAGGTGGAGATGATAGACACCGACACCACCATAGAGCTGCTGGCCCACCATATTGCCCGTGAAGTGAAGAAGCAGGTGGGGGACAAGTTCGTCAAGATTGTCGCCTATGAAGGGGTCGGCAAGGGCGCCATCGCCTACGCCTGA